TGACAAGCACGTGCGTGCCCGACCGACGGTATGCAGGCATCGTCACGCCACAACCGAGATCCACCGCGTCATACATCGGGAGCGTCACGAGCGCCGTGCTTGCGTTGGTAGGATTGCCGTCTGAAACAAGTGACGGGTCTGCGGTCTGTATCTGCACGCTCTTGATGGTGGACATATCAACGGGCACAAAGAGGGTATTGCCGTCGCCCACCAAGAGGTTGGCGGAAGACTTCTCCAACTCGCCTACCTCATTGGGAGACCACAAGGAGCCGTCCATGCCCACATAGCTTGTGCTGTCCGTGATGGCCCCCTGCACGGTGAGGTCGCCTTTGACAGTCGTCTTCTTGGCATCAAGCGTTATGTGCTCGTCCTCCACCGTCATGCCTGCGGTCTTCAAGCCGTTCTTCGTGACGGCCATCTCTATCCTGCCGCCTATCGTGCTGATGCTCGCCTTGATGCTGGCCTCGCTGGCTTCGAGCATCTTGCCGAGCGTGGAGTAGTAGTTGTAGTAAAGGTTCACGTAACTCTCTGACGTAAGGCCGATGTCGGACAGGATGGTGTCCTTGCCGATATTAGCGTCGCTCACGATATCCTGCGTTGCCGACACGAAGTTGTTATAGGCCTTCTTGTACGCCCCGTAGGCCTGCGTGTAGCTAACGGAGCTATCGGTCGTCGGCTCGCTGAAGGAAGAGAACTCCGACTGCATGTTCTTGAGCGTGATGAGCAGCTGCATCTTCTCCGTCCCTGCGGTGACAACCCCGTCGTCAGCGATGTTCTGCGCCTTGGTGAGGGCTTTCAGCGTGTCGTGGTCGGTATAGTCCTCCCAGGTGTAAGTCGTAAGGCTGTCTTTGGTTGTTGCGACAAAGCGGTAGCAGTGCCCGCCATCACTCTTCGCCGTGTCCGAGCGGTCGAAATAGAGGTCGTCCACGTGCTCGGCCTTCTTGCTGTCCGTCGTCCACTCTACGGCAGGCTCGTTCTCCAGGGAGGGCACCTCGTCACCATACCAGATGTCGAAGTGCGTGTCATTCTCGCGTTGAAGGCTTTCCAGCCATTCGAGCAGGTCACGCCCTTGCTCGCCCTCGCTTGTCGCGACAAAAGACCCCTTGAAGACATTGCCGTTGTAAGCCACGCGATTGAGACGGTTGTCCTCGGTGATGGTGAAAGAGTTGATGCCTACGTACTGCACCCAGCAAGGAGCTTCCACGCCCGTGTCGGGCGACTTGTAGGCGGCAATCATCTGAGCGGCCTGTCGTTTCTTGTCTGCGCTACGGCTTCCCCATTGCGCCACGGCATCGCCCACCTCCGCTTCCACGGTACACCCGTCGGCCTTCTCTAACGTGCTGACCTCTATCCAGTGGTACAGATGCTTGGTGCCGTTCTCCTCTTCCACACTCTCGGGCGTATCTCCGCTTGTCGCCGTGACCAACGCCCACCAATACTTGTTGCTTGCGCTGAAGGTCTCACCGACCTTCGCACGGTTGAAATCCATGCTGATGGCCTGATCGCCCACCTCCCATGTGTTCATGCTTCCCTTGCCGCCATTCTCGGCCAGCCAGTAGAGACGCACCACATTGTTGCCAGCAATCACTCTGTCCACATTGAACGAGTTGGCCGCAGAGAAGATGTATGTGCCGCCAGCCGCCTTGATCTTGTCTATCACAAGCTCAAAGAAGTGAGCCGAGCCCGATACCGTGAGGTCTTTCAGGTATGTCTCGCCACCCACGTTGAGGTTGCCGTCAACAGTCGCGTCACCATGCACGCCGAGGTCTTTGCCTACCTCTGCGTTGCCTTCCACGCGCTCGTCACCACCGACTCTCTCGTCTCCATTGATGTCCGCGTCTCCGTCCGACGTGAGCCCCTGCTCAAACGTGATGCGTCCCTTCGCTGTGTCCGCCTGCTGCTTGGAGAGGTACATCTTGTCTGCTACACTTGCGTTAAACGAAGAAGAGGAACCTTTGTTCCCGAGCCTGTTTGTTACGCTTTGCGCAACATCGTCTTTTACGGCATCCACAATGTTTTTCGCATCGCCTTCCGTTGTTTCTAACGAATTGACAAGCGTCACGCTGACTTCACAAAGAATGTCCTCGTCGGCTTTTACTGAGTATTCGCTTACAAACAGATTGTGATACAATTCGCTCCCGTCTTCTGCATACTCGCCATCTACATGTACTGACAGCTTTGAGTTTTCGTTCAGTAAATCCGAAAAATCGGCGTTGTTTTGAAGATATATGCGAGAGAACTTTACGGAGTAATTAAATTGGTCCTCATTGTTCTCGCTCATATACTTAATTAGAGCCTCGTCGAGACGTTTCTCTGCTGCTGTTATGAGCACCTTTGGCGGCTTGATGCCTGTTAGTACGAACAAGTCTCCTTTTTGAGGTTTGAATCCAGCACTTGCGTTTGGCATTATCGTGCCAAGTGTAGAATCGTCTTTCTTTACGCAAATCCAAAGTTCTTCTTTCGTGGAGTCTTGGTTTGCAGTTTGTTCTTCTACTAAAGAATCTGGAAGTATGTAATCGTTAGCGTCTGTCCTGTATGACTTCAAGTTGCCATCGCCGTCTGTTTGGACATTGTTGTAGCATTTCGCTTTTTGTGAATCCCAATAACACCCAATCTCGAACGAGCATGCGGGACACCCGTTACTCTTAATAAGGTTTATCTTTGCGCTCTCGCTTGCTAATATATGCTTGAATAAGTCGAAACCGTAATCACCACTAAACTTGTGTAGTTTGATGTAAAAGTAGGAGTGAACATAATTGTCGTCGCTGTCTTTTACGTCACTATCACCGCTATCAAACGCAACATCCGCAATCTCACCAAAAAGCTGGCCTAAGCCGTCTTTCCGTATTACATCATTGCGGACACCGTTAATTGTAGGCTTGATGTCGTCAAAAGACACACTTCCTTGATGCGGAACGCCCTCTTTGTACTCGTTAGCAAACTTGTAGTATTCGCCACTACCACCTGGCAAAAGATGAGTTCGGTTTAGCGCATAATAGAACCGCTCGGCACCATTACTTGACCGATAGATACTTGGCATGAGGTATTGGCTCGGGAGAATCCAAATCCTGTCGGTAACGTGTATTTTAGCGACGTTATCGGCATTTTCCTTTTCTATCAGCCAATCAGTTCCATTAAACGAAAAAGAAGTGCTGTTATGCGGCAAATTTTTAATATCGTTAATCTCTATACCACTCTCGTCATACGGGACACTCTTATCGTTGCCGTAGGTGAAATAATACTCGCTTGATGGCCTGTAAGCGTAAGTAACATTTCCGGAAGCGGTTATGCTGATGCCGTTCAGTTTCTTTGTGCCTTTAGCTACAGCTATGTTGCTGGCCGTAATACGGCAACCTATAACGATGACAGTTTTGGTCGAAGAGACAAAGCTGCATATCTTTTCCTCCGACTTGGTGAAGTTTCTTAAACCAACTAAATTATCGCCAAAGCTCCATGCTTTTGAAGCGTTTGCCACACTACCTCCGAAGCTCCCGCTATGTGAATGATCCTCGTCTGCCTCGTCCTCTTTGCCGGCATTTTTTAGATGCTTGAACGCGGTAGCAATGTCCATGTCGTCCCCAACATAGTAGGAGTACTCGTAATTGAAAATTAGACCGAATTTATCTTGCCCCTCGTCCTCTGTGGCATTAAACTTTAAATCATCAAGTTTTACAGAACCATTTTGTATGCTGTTAAACGCAAACAGAAAGTAAGTAACAGCTTCGGATTGCAGCCTGCTTGACGATGAAGTTCCACTCGAGCTGTAAAATTCTCCCATTTTAGCATGGAAAATGACACTCTTTGCGCCTTCGCCTACTCCACTACCCGTCTCAGAAGTATAAACAGACGCTAAGTATTGAGACAGTCCATATACATTCGCACTGTACTCCTGCTCGCTGTTTTTCCCAAGAGATAAAATCTCGTTATAGATGTTACTATTCCACCCGAAGACTTTGCCAAGGTTAATGTTTTGAACCAAAGATTTGTCGAAATTCTCTGTTTCAAAAACGGCTTTTCCATATTCGTCATCGTTTGGATAGTAATACGGAATGTTGTCTGATGAGCCGTGTCCGGTTATCATATCAACAACTTTACTATTGGCGTTTTCTTTGCTAATGGACAACAATTCATTATTACGACCGTAACTAAGAACATACTTCTTGGCGAAATTTCCGTCTATGCTAAGGTCGCTTTGCTGCTTGCCAACATGGCACACTTTGCCTATCCAGTAATAGGTAAGGCCGAAAGTTGAGTATATAAGTTGAAGGACATCCGTAATATATTGATCTTCGAACGAGACCTCTTTCACATCGTCTGTTCCGTACCCTTCGTCAACAACGACATAATATCCTTTGTCGCTACTACTGGTAGGACGATATATTCCGCAATAAGAAAGCGAACTGTTTATCCTGGAGACAAATTCATCTATCGTTCCCCCAAACTTGAAAGAGGTCTGGTTGGAACGATATTTGTCTTCATCTTGCGAACTCGCATCCTCTGATACTACATCAAAGAAAAGTGTATTATCGAGGATTTCTCTTTGAGACGTGAATGTAACATCATATTTGTACATCAAGGATGAATTGTCTTTGCTCATGCTTGGAGTGTAGCTTACATAGAATCTTTCTCCAAGAAATTCCACAAACGCGCCTTTGTTCCAGACAATCGGCTCCATTGAATAGATAGTCGCCGTCAATGTAGGAGCTCCGCCCATACGCTTACTCTCATAAGTGTACGAGCTGATTTTTAGCGCGCAGCTTTCAGACGGGAATAAAGAAATCTCTTCAAGCCCGTCCTCATTCAGCAAAGAATGCTTTATGTACAAATCGCTCTTATTCATTTCCGCTTGAAGTTTGAGGTTGATTATTGCTTGTCAAATTTGCTTCTATCGCCTTCCTCTCGGCTTCCTCCTGTTCCTTCTGTATTCTAACCTCTTCATCAGGAGCCGATATGGTATTCTTTTCTATTCCAGTCTTTGTGGAAATGAGATTGCTTCCCTTTAAAGTACACAACATTTGATTCCATGCGCTTTCGTCGAATGGTTGCCACGGCTTTAACGACGTACTGATTTGCATTTGCGCATATTCCGTTATTGCCGTAGGGTTCTCTCCGCTTGAAACGAGCTGCTTTGCCAAGCCCTCCTTGAACAAACGCGAATGTTTGCTAACGAAATTCTGCCATTCTATCACCTCGTCACAGGATTTAATAATATCAAGAGACCGCGTCATTTGTATTGCCAGGCCACTAATATCGCCGCTTGACTTCACGTCCTTAGGGAGAATAAAAGTGGTTCCTACGGCGATTTCTATCTGGTCAAGAATGGCCTGCATGAAATCTATCATGTTTTGAGGAGAAGGAGGTGTCTTGAAATCGGCAGACCCGCTACCATCAATACTTGTATCGTTCAAGATAATAGACCCCGCAATCTTCTTGACGCTTTCATTGAATTTACCCTTGATATACAAAATACCCCATCCGTGTCTCTTCTGAATAACGGCGAAGAGATTAAAGATAATCTCGAATAGCTCCATCAAGTCCTCACCGCCTTCCCAAGCGACTTTTCCTCGCTTTGTGACAAGTGGGCTTTCGGAAAAACCATGGACTTCCGAATACTCCAAATTCCAGCCCCTAAGAACTTTGTCGGACTTATTTTTATCATCGTCAACAGATACGGCAAAGTTGTCAGAGAAGTGGTAATGATAAGTATCGTCGTAAGCGTCAATGTGCCTCACGTTGTCATCCGTTTGATAATACACGCAATCCATCAACGGCTCTCCGTTGTCATCCTTGTGAGAGATGATTTGATAACCGTCCTCATACGAGAACAGGCGAGCTTTAACCTCGTTATTCTCATTCATATAGATGAGCAATCCTACGTCTCCAAACGATTTCTGTATCTTGATGGCACGATAGCCGATCCCGTCCTGATTTGTGTTCTCCCAATGCCACTTAAAATCGGCAAAGTTCTTCTTTAGCTTGTCTGACGGATTACCGTCGTGTAGGGTGTGCTGCCTTCGATTGCCACCGAGATAAAGAGACTGCGCCCTTACCGTGCCTTGCTGCATAGGAATGCCAAACCTTTTAAACTCTATCTCTTGATAACCACCGTCGTCAGTCTTTATACAAATACTTGGTAGATTTGTGTCGAAGATTACCTTGTGGCAATTAGGGTCAAGCTCCTTGGCAAACCTTTCTTGGCTCACTATATTGCGCTTTATGTTTGGAAGGAGCGCTTCTCTGCGATTTTGTGTTGCTATCTCACAACCATCGTTGTAATCACTAATGGACGCAGAACTACAGCCTCTTAAAAATGGCTTTTTTAAGAGCAGCTTTCCAGGGTTCGCCAAAAAGTCGTTTATAATATCTTGCCTCCTTCTACTCATCTTTGCTTTCGTTTAATGATTTAACATCCTCTTTAAAATCTTGTTTTTCGCCGGAGCTCGCTTCGTTATCCTGCGGATCTATAAGCCCGAAATGCTTAACGCACGCTTTCCGTGTGGGCCAAAAATTACATTCCCGTCTTGTCATTGGGCACACAATATCATGCTTGCTTGGCACGACTATGATGCGTTTTTGTTTCTGGCTTTCCTCCATTTCAAACTTGTCGTTCAGTTTTACACGAAGGTCTCCTTCCAGCTTCAAAGCATCTTTTACCTCCAATCCTCCATTCTCGCCTAACGCTTGAACTCTTGCGAGTAGCTTTATCAGGTCTCCTTTGTTTTGTTCTTTTGTGATGGAATTACTGTCAATTGATCCTATACCGAATGGCTCCAGGGTATCAAGAAGCTTCTTGAATCTTGGGGTTTTATAGAAAGCGCCAGCCTCTTTGTCGCTTTTGCGATATGCCAAGCGGTAAGCCAGCGTCTTATCCTCGATGGCATCACAAAGGATAGCGAAAGCAATATCCTTTTCGCTTGCTTTGTCCCAATCTGCTCTCACAGTTTCGAGGATCATCTTGATATTTTCCTTCTTTAGCATATCTTTTATTTGTTTTTAGTACCAAACAGAATCGTCATAAATACTTTCAGCGTTGTTGTTTTTATTTGCGCACTCTTGCTCTTGCGTGGTCTTGAATCCTTCGCGGAGCTCTTCTCCGTACTCCATGTTCATACAAGGGTACATTCTCATTGCGCAAGGGTCGAGTAAGTCCATAGACCTATCTTTCCCCAAGTTTCTATTCATCTCTTTCTTGCTCTGCAACTTTTTCTTTCCGCTCTGTAGCTTATCAAAGCGAACGACGGCACATTCCTCCAGGAACTCGTTTTGTATCGTAACCTTATATTTGAGGTTTTGATGGGTGTAAGTTGCGTTTGCAACCCTGTCATCAAATGTAAGCTGGCCTCGCTTGATCATGTAACACAACCGCAGGTAACACAGGTCTTTTATACTCATGGCGGACAGGTAGTAAATCCCCATCGGCTTTGCGGCAGAAATATAAGGAACAGCTTCTTCTATATAGTCGTTGAAATACCTTCCGGCCGTAGCATCATATATGATATGACTATCAGCTACCCCTTCTTTGAACGCAAAAGCCTTCGCCCTCTCGGCATTCATCCTCGGTGTCGCGTGCATAATAATCTCGTAATTTACTACATGGAATCCATTCCAAGATAGCATTACAGTGTTGTCTTTTCCGTAGTCTGCCAAGTCAATAGTAATCCATTTGTCTCCATTTACGGCAGCGTCGTTAATGAAACAATCGCGGGCAGACTGGCTCGGGATTGGAATATCCTCCTCTTCCTCTGGATCCACATTAAAGTTTCCCTCCATAAGGGCTTGCGCCATTCGTCCACCTGAAGCAGCAACAGAGCCAAGGTAACCCGAATTGTTTTCAAGCATTTTCTTGTTATCTCCGAGCTTTCCTTGGTAGAACACGAAGGATTTTATCATCACCTCGTAGCTGAAATTTCCGCCAATGGTTTTCAGCTTTCTATCAATATCTATCCTGCATTTGTTGTAAACTTCCTCTTTTGTCGCGCCCCACACAACATCTTTGACTGTTGGCCCTGCGCAATAGAAGTACCTCACAACGCCATCTCTCGATGGAATAATGAATCCATCGGAGCCGATGTACCAATCAAGGAATATTCTCGTCCAATGACTTCTTTTAGGGTTAAGGGTAGCAAAGAATTTTCCTGTAAAAGTCTTGCTCTGCCCTCGGTTACGCGTCATAACATAAGAGAACACCTCCCAGCTCATCTCTGTCAACTCGTCAATCGCAATCAAGTCGTACTCCCAGCCTTTTGCGCGCTCTCGCAGCTTATCCATATTAGAATCATCCAAATAGGTAAGGTCAACGAATGTTCCGTTTGGAAACGTAACACGAGGCGAGTCACTTTCCTTTACCCTTATGTAGTCAGCTCCGAAGATTTGCTTAAACTTCTCCACGAAGCCGCCACCTGCCTTTTGGTTACCTAACGAGCGGCGAGAAATCATAGCTCGAAAATCGGGGTCGGTCATTAGGGGCTCTGCCATCGCAAGCACAAGAGCGAATGATTTGCCTCCTCCTAAATTTCCGCCTCCGAAAACCACATCGACATTGCTGCTCGCAAAGGACTCCTGGAAGCCTTCTTGTGGTCTAATCTCTATATCGTTTCTTTCTGCCACAACACAAAGTTACAATATCAATAATATTTATAGTTCTTGAAAGCCTTTAATATTGGACTGCTATCAAATAGAGCGTGTTATAAACTTTGAATTAATGATTAGTCTATATATCTTTGCTGAAAAACATAAACATTTTTAATATGAAGTTTACTAAAAGCCAGCTTTTAGATGCCCTAAAAGCAAAACTCACTGCAAATGGAAAACACCTTTCCATCAGTGACAAGACAATCAAAAGTTTGAGTGACTCCCACTTTGACCTTTTGGTTAACGAAGAGACAGAGTTGAATGATATTGTTGCGAAGCTTCTTCCTCAGTACGTTTCCCTCAATGGTAACTACGAGAAGGACAATGCAGACTTTATCAAGAAGTGGAAGGAAGAGCATCCGGATGACAAACCAGAACAGGCCAAACAGAACAAAGATGGCGGAGAGCCGTCAGAGGCCGAGAAGAAACTTCTTGCCCGTTTGGAAGCTTTGGAAAAGAAGGATGCGGAATATGAAGCTGCTAAGCTCGTCTCTGCAAAGCGTAGTGAACTTATTGCCAAGTTTAAGGAGAATGGTATCAAAGACTCAAAGTGGGTTGACGCTTACATGAAGAAGCTGAACCTCACAAAGGATTCCGACATTGATCAGGAGTTTTCAGACGCCGAAGAGTTCTATAACCTTGCCCATTCGAAGCAAATACCGCAGACGCCAGGAGGCGCAGGTGGGGCAGGAGACGGCAAGGTCGATTTCTCTGATGTCGTAAGTATCGTTAATCCAAACGCTGGCAAGTAACAGGATTTATTCACAAATTTAACTTACAGAATTATGGCAGCAGCAGATGATTTCTATTTGAAGCACGGCTATGGCGGCTCATTTGGCGGTCGCACGCTGATCCAAGCGCATGGTAAGATTGGCGGCCACAGGAGCGTGTTTATCAACCTCGTGAGTGGCAACAAGGATGCGTTTGTTTATCCGCCCTTCGGTGGCGTTATTACAAACCCGTTCAAGGGACGCGCCAAGGTTTATGCAGGCGACTTGTGCGAGTATGACCCCGACACATACGGCACCAGCAAAGGCCAGACCGTGAAGATTTTAAAGTACTTCGAGTTGGCAAAGGATGTTTCCGCAACAACCGACACGACCGTCAAGTTTATCCGCGATGGCTATCACCACATCCCCTTCGCTGGCGATATAGTGATGGCGGCTCCAGCTACCTTCGCCGGGACTGGCACTGGCCTCACTATAACAAGCGTTATTCCTTCGGTTGAAGGAAGCCAAGACGTATGGGAGGTAACTCTCGGTGCAGAGATTGGCGCAACCGCGAAGAAAGGCGACATATTCGTAGAAGCGGCAAAGGCTGGTGCGAAGACAACCGCTTTGGTCACAAAGCCTAACGCATGGTTCGACCGAGACAACGACTTCTTTTACGAGCCAAACCTGAACGCTAACCCTGAAGAGGGCGATGGCGCACGTTATTTCTACACTCCCGCCTTGATCAAGGACTCAAAGGTTATCTTGAACTTGGCAAAGTGCAATAAACTCCCGCCCGCAGTTCTCGCTATGAATACTCGCACAGAGGCAGGTTGGTTCGGTCTCTAAGTTCAACATTCAATAGGATTAAAACAGGATAACATATCATTTAAAGTATTCAGGATATGCAGCAATTTGATTTCAATAATTCGAGATACGCCAAGCTGTTTTCGAGCAAGGACAATATTAATTTCTTGCGTACCTTCCTCAATCAGAAGGACTTGCTCTACACAAACTATGGCTGGTATCTCACACAGGGGCACCGCGCTTCCATGCCAACCCCGACCGATTATGACGGCGTAGCTTCTTACAGCGTCAAGTCTCGCAAGTTGGAGGCAGCTCCTTTGATGCACCTCCGCGCTCCCCTTGGCGACGCTCCGGAGATGGACAATGAAGGCGTGGAGATGTACACGGGCACAATCCCCGACTTTATCGGCTACAAATGGTCGGAAAACGCCCGTCAGCGCGAGTACAAAGAACAGCTCTTCCAGCAATTCGGAAACGATGCGGACTTGATGGCCGCCTGGGTGCGTGACGTTGTGCAGGTCGGCAAGAACTCGGCAGAGGCTACTCTCTCCAACTTAACCGCGCAGCTTATGACAACGGCCAAGATGTCTTGGTTCGGAAAAGGCGAGGGCTTGCAGCAGTTCTTGCAGGGCGTGGGGCCGTTCCCCGCCGAAAACAAGAAAAAGGCGGGAGCAAAGGTTTGGGCCGACTCCGATTGCAAGATCATCTCGCAGATGCGCAAGATTGAGGACGCATATCGTGACGAGCGTGGTGGCTACGAGGGGGCTCTTGTGTGGAAGATGACGCGCAAGATGTACCGAGACGTATTCTTGGTGAATGCCGAAGTAAAGGAGTGGTACAAGCGTTGGTGTATTGCCCATTTCAAGGCTTACACGGAATCCATGCAGGTGCTTGACACGGACTTCCAACAGACCCTTTCCGACATGACGGGGCTTTCACCTATCGAGATTGTCGTAGAGAAGGAGCGCAACAAGACTGTCACAACGGACACGTTTGTCAATGGTTGGGACGATAAGTATGTGGTCCTTTGCCCGGCAGGCGACTCCGTGGAGTACAAGTGGACACCAGTGTATGACCAGACCTTGCAGCAGAAGTATGGCGCAAAGAACATCGATGTATCTTGGGCTTCTATCGCTGATGGTCTTGTTACTGTCGGAAACTACGCGATGGATAACGGCCAGCTCCGCGAGTGGCAGACGAAGGTGATGATGTCCGCTTGCCCCGTACTCCTCGACTTTATGAACCATACGATTATCGACACGTCTACGGCCGGAGAGTAATCAAGTGGATCTAAGCTTTTCTTACTATAACACAACCCATTTCACTCTCTATGACAGCATCTAAGTTTGACATATTGGACTATCTAAGCGGAATGACGAATTTCGTATTCGACAGGTCGGCATTGCAGAATGTTGCCTTAGATTGCGGAGTTGCGGAAGTTGATGTTTATGCAGACCTGACAGACGAGCAGAAAGACAGATGCAAAATGGCGCTGCTCGAAAAAATCGTCTATGGGGTTTACCAGACGGCATCCACCACAACGCAACATGGTTCATACACTCTAACAGTCGGTGCCCAAACTATAACTTCGGCAGCGCTGGAGAGTATCAAGTCGGAACTTCGAAGGCTTTACAGGAAGTACAACGAAGAAGACAAAATCAGTGTCCTTGACGATGCGTCAGGAGAAGTGAAATGGATTGATGAAACTGATTAACTGGATAAATGTACACGGACAGAAACGCCATAAAGGAATACGCCTATCAAGGAGTGTTCTATAAGAAGGAGAGTAACCTCCCGGAAGATGGAGATTTGCTTTCAGAGGGTGATGAGATTGAAACCGTCATCTTGGAGACAAAATGCGACATCCAGGAGACTAACAAACTCTTTAATTCCGGCGTAGTGACGATGGGGTACACGATTTATTTTCCTATCCCCTTCAATAGAGATAGCGAAGAAGAGTATATTCCCAATGGGCTGGAGCCCGGCATACGATTTAGGAGTAATATGTGCGGTATGGACGTGGACGGGATGGTTATAGGCGTATATCCAACGCAAATGCACGGATGTGTGGCCTACATAAAAGGAACAGATATTTAAAAGACATGGCGCAAAGAGCACAACGTAGGCTATCTCGGATAGAGAACTTCTTTTCGATACTCCTTACCAAAAAGGGTATTTCGGATAATGTTTTCGTCGGTGAGCTTCCGCCTACAACAGATAAGGATTGGGACGATTTCGTCAATGTCGACGTGGGGCAGCAAACAGACCGCGGCGCATATTCCTCCGGTTATGCAAATATCTACCTTTATGCAAGGCCAAAAGGCACGCCTTTGAGGAAAAACGTCAAACTGCTTGATAAAATGGAGAGCGTTCTTGATGAAGTGGTTGAAAAGTCAAACGACAATGACTATGTCATTCAGGAGCTATATCGGGATAGCGGCTACGATTCCAACAGGCAGTTCCACTTTCAGATGATTTCTGTTTCTGTTATTGTGAGATAGCGTGTTTAACATAAAATATTTACAGGATAACATTTAAAACTTATAAGATTATGGCAATGACAAACACAGGCGCAAAGGCAGTGAAGCTGTCTAAGCCAACCCACATTATCGTAACACCTTTCGATGGTAACGCAAAGGGTTCAGAGGTTTACGATTTGGACGATGTTGTACGTGACACTGTTAGTATCTCACAGGACGATAACGAGACTACCGATATTGAGCGTGAGACCTCTGACACCCCTATCTTGTCTATCGTAACAACTGGCAAATATCAGTTTGCCGCCGAGGTCGCCGATACACAGGCGGATGTATTGAAGGCGTTATGTGGCTTTACCCTTGATACAGACGGCAAGATTTACGCCCCCTCCACCTATCAGGCAATGTATGCGGAGATCGCCGTGGTTATTCCAAACGGAACGAAGAACGTCGGCTTAATCCTTCCAAAGGTTCAGCTCAACTCCAAGACCACTATCGAATCTCTGAACACGAATATGGCAAAGGTTGCTTTGGCAGGTACCGGCCAGCTGGTTGAGGTCACTCTTGCCGACAAGACAACCAAGCAGAAAGTGCCTTTCTATATCGACCCAGACTACCAGCTTCCGAAGTAAGGCAGGAGTTCTTTAATAATTCTCAACTATACAACCAAGGGGGGCGGCGGCTTTGATGCTGTCCACCCCCTTCAAGTTTTAAAGACATGGCGAAGACACTATATGAGCAAGCCTTGCAGATAATCGTTGCAGAATTGGATAAGGATGCCAAGAACATACTCCGTGAGTGTATTCAAGAAATAACCTACACTCACAGAACAAAGAACTTGTATGATTCATACGGATATGGCATATATGTTCAAAGCAAACTTGTTAAGACTGGGTTCCTTTCAGCATCGCCACAAGCAACAAAGAGCAAGAAGTGGTATGGCGAAGAAATCAAAGGGCGTGACGAGATAAGAGACTACCTAAAGAATGATTATTTGCCAAGAGGCGTTGTTGACTTGGCGGTTGCTGCCGCAATGCCTTATGCAAAGATACTCGAAGAGGGAGGAGGAGGAGGCTTAAAGCATTCTTATCGTGTCATCTCGATGTCTTTTCAGAAACTACAAGAACTGGCTTACAAGTATAGTGGATCGGTAAAAATCATAAGACAATAGGTCATGGCAGTACATAGAGCAAAGAAAGACACAGCCAAGGCGAAGAAACAGGCCGAGGAGGAAGCAAAAAAGATAAAGCCCAATTCTCCTTTGTCAAACAAGGCGATGGAACGGCTGGCGCAGATAATGAACGATTCTCCAACTATTGTAAAACTCGAAGGAACCGAATGGGAGGTGAAGGCGTTAAAGCCTGGCACCCAGTGGATGATTGCCGAGGAGGCTTGCAAGATGGTAAAGAAGGAGAATCTTTCGATGGGTGATGTTATCAAGGAGTTTTCTGTTAATCTTCCATCCGTGGCAAGGGTTATCACGCTGGCACTCTTGAACGACAAGGAGCGCATCAAGTCTGACGAGTATCAACAAGTTTATGATCAGCTTCTTTGGGGCGACTACGATATGAAGGACTGGGCTACCCTGCTTGTGGAGATACTAAACCTTCTTGACGTGGATTTTTTCTTTGCGAGTACCAATGTGATTCAGACCGTCCGAAGTCAGGCGCTGATGAGGAAGAAACAAGCAGCCGAATCGTGCCTTCAAGGACAGAATACGGTCAGATGATAGACTTTTTGAGGGCAAACACTTGGTGCTCGCAGGAAGAATACAAGTGGGGAATGACAGTCCCGCAGGTTCGTCTCGCAAGTATGGATTTCACTCATATAGAGTACCTTTCCGACAGCGAGAAGAAGAAGCAGGACGACAAGTTGAAGAACGCAACGGTAATCAATGGTGCGGAGGACTTAAAGAACCTCAACGACCTTGGAATACCTATTATTTAACCATTAATAAAAAGTAAGATATATGGCAAAGTCAGCTTTAGGTGCCGCGCTCGAAATACCGAAAAGTGCTCTCGCTGCAATAGATGCAGCCGACAAGAAGTTAAAGGATATTCAAGCTACAGCCACAAACACAGCCAACAGCGTAAACTCTGCTTTTGGAACTATGACCGCGGGTACAAAGCCTTTTATTGATGCTCTTGACCAAATTATTACCAAGCTTGGTACCATCAACGCATCTGCTTCTAATGCGGGGAGCGGATTAGGAAGTCTTGGGCAAGGATTGGGGAATATTGGCAATGGTGCTTCAAAGGCAGTACAAGACTTGAACAATCTGGTTAATCAATTGTCCAATGTGGGAGGTAATGGCACAAGTAGCATCATGCAGGCTGTATTTGCATTCAAGCGTCTCCAGGAGTCCGCGAAAGGTGCAAGTGGAATGAATATTGCGGAGTTAAAAGAAGAAATCCGTTCAATCAACAGCATCCTGAGAGATACCTCCTACAATCTCACAAAAGCAGACCAGGATTCGTTAAACAAAAGGAAAAAACTTCTTCAAGATGAATTGAAATATCAAGAGCAAATTAACGAGGAGCGTGTTATCTCATTTCAAAAAGCTCTCGATAGGATGGTTAGTGCGCAAACCGCATACAACAACAAGCAAAAAGCGGCATACAAGGCAACCGCAAACGATTATAAAGCACAGAATTATAGCCAGAACACAACATACCAAGGAGCTTTGGACTTTTCTTCCAAGGCTAACACCCTGAACCGTCAAGCCAAAGCTATAGAGTATTTAAAAGAGGCTCGCATGAAGCTTTCACAGGCAGATTCTGACTATAAGCAAAAACTAACAGCGCTTAATTCTGCGATTGAAAAACATATAAAGAATCTCAAAGAAGCTGGAATGAACTCGCGCACCCTCGGCGAGCAAACTTCATACCTCGCAGGATATATGTCACGTCTTGCGCAAAGAACCGCCGTTGTGTTTTCTATCAGCGCAGCAAAGAATTTCGTGGAGCAAATTGCCGAGGTTCGTGGCCAGTTTGAGTTGTCTGAGCGTTCCTTGGAGGCAATCCTCCAAAACAAGCCAAAGGCGGACGAGATTTTCAACAAGACGGTAGAGTTGGCAGTCAAGTCACCATTTCGCATCAAGGACTTGGTGGACTACACGAGGCAGCTCTCTGCTTATAGAATTGAATCAGATAGACTTTACGACACCACCAAACGGCTTGCCGACGTCTCTGCGGGTCTTGGCGTTGACATGGGCAGGCTTATCCTTGCCTATGGGCAGGTTAAGGCAGCGGCGTACCTTCGAGGCTCCGAGGTTCGCCAGTTCACGGAGGCCGGAATCAACATGTACGGGGAGCTGCAGCAATACTTCAAGGAGGTAAAAGGTGAGGCATACACGACCGCTCAAATCGTGGATATGATTTCCAAACGCAAGGTTACCTTTGAGGACGTAGAGGCAATCTTTCAGCGTATGACCGACAAGGGCGGCACGTTCTACAACATGCAGGAAATCCAGGCAGAGACTCTCCAAGGTAAGATTTCTAACTTGAAGGACGCTTTCGATGTGATGCTCAATGATATTGGTAAGGCTAATCAAGGGACTTTCAATAGCATGATTTCGGCAGGTACATCTTTGCTAAACAATTGGAAAGCCGTAGCGAATGTTGGAGAAGCGTTAATATCTATCCTCGTCACTCTAAAAGCACGGTCATTGTTCTTGAAGTCTTCTTGGGGTATGGCTTTCTCGCAGGCGGACTCCAAGGGCCTTGTTAGGTATAAAGCGTTATTCACAAACGCTTTTAACAGCATGGGGCAAGCCATGAAGTCTTTTGGCACTATCGCAAAAACTTCGCTTGTGGGACTGGGGATCTTCGCAGCGATAGAAGCCGTAACCACTATTATAGAGAAGTACCAAGATTACAAGAAAAAGGTTCAAGAAGCAAATGACGAAACTATAAAGGCGCAGGGAGCAATAGGTGCTATCGCTGGCTCGTATGACAAGTTAGCAAGCGCCGCAAAATCAGCAAATGAAAATATTGCCGGAGGTGACCTTGAAAAGAATATTGAAGACAGACGTGCCCAATTACAGAAACTGATTGACCTCGCAGCAAAAGACGGGCTGAATTTCAAGATTAATGTAGATACCATAAACGAAGAAGACCTTGACAAGAAGTTTAAGGACATAAAGGAGAAATATCAAGACTTTGTAGACAGCATCAATGCTATTGAGCAACAGTATGCGCATAATAACGCATGGAATACTTGGTTTACTGACGGATTGGACGACGACGCTGGCGACTATAACGAGGTTGTTATTGACTTTCTTTCGAAGTCATCTCAAATGGAGCAGGTGATCGCTGTCGTTAATGCTAATTATGACAAGGCGACCAATGCAACCAAGAGGTATTTCGATGAGGTCCGAGCAGGGCAGAAAGACGGAGAGTCCAACCTCGAATATTGGCAAAGAATGTATATTGCAATCAGCAATATTACGGCAAATGTTCCTGGTGCCTTCGAATGGTTCCGTTCCGTTCGCGACGCCTCGTTGGACATGAGCAACGGTATGGCAAAAATCCGAAGAGAAGCCAGCGAACTAACCGCGGAGTTCGATGCCGTCTTTGGCGATTTGAGGAAGAAATACAACAACGACCCAATACGTATTCAAGCCGCTATTGATCGGACTGCGGCAAAGCATGATTGGAGCCAATACGAGAAAGAACTTGCTTATCGCCACTTCGGGATAAATGTCTCTATCAATAAAGATTCAGTAGAGAAGGAGGTAAGCTGGGTCGATGACTATATTCGCGACTATTTCGCAAAACAAAAGTTCGGAATTAACCTATCCGTTAAGACCATCGACGACGATAAGGCTTTGGATGACTTTATTAGCAAGGGCGATCAAGCCGCTAAGGCTGCCAAAAACTGGCAGGAGGTTGAAAAGCGGCTTTCTACTGTCGCCAAGAACGCTAAAGAAATAAAAATAGACGCTTCAATAAGAAAGTTATTCAAGCCGGGGGCGATACCAATGGCACAAAAGACCATTAGCGTTTCCAAACTCCGAGCACTTGTCGCCGAATACAAGAAGGCGGCTGCTGATACGGCGAAAAACGCTTACGGCGTAGATCCGTTCGAAAAACAGAATAAAAAGGAAAATGCAAAGCAAGAGAAGGCTCAGCGAGACCTTTTGCAGGAGCGGATCTCCCTACTGAAGGATATGAACTCCAAATACAATGAACTTGTAAAGAGCGAAAGCGAGGAGCGCGCCTTGTCTGAAACCCGCAAATACTTCAAAGAGGCCGCGAGCAATGTAGGATGGAGCGCAAACGATATTTTTCCTGACGATAAGTCTGTTGCGAAGCGCATTAAGGAGATAGGAGCGCAATACAAGGACTTGTCCAAGAGAGGCGGTGCCTTCAGGGCATCAGCCGACATCACTCTCAACATATCAAAGAAAGAGTATGATAAGATGAAGGATGAAATCTCGCGCAACGTAGACGACGCCTTCTCAAACTTACAACTCTATAAGAAGTTGAATAGTGAAGGACTTTCCGACAGGCTCATAAAATCCATGTTTGGAGACATGTCCACTTCATTTAAGGAGGTTGGGGATGCTATCGACGACGAGTTTAATAAGTATATCATCAAGGATTATGAGACAAAGTACGGAACCGACATAAACAAATGGGGAGAGAAGGTTATTGAGCAGTATAATAAAGACCTCTACAACACGGCTGACGTGTTAAAGAAGCGTTTTGGTGATAGCGAAATTTACCAACAGTACCTTGACAAAAAGCAGAAGCTCGATCAACAGGTAAGGCAAGACACGGTTGAACAGGCGCAGGAGTTGATAAAGGCGTACAAGCAGCAGCTTTCAGACCAGCTCCAGCTTGACAGATGGTATATTGACGAACGGAACAAGATCCAAACAAATGCAGATATAGCAAAGAACCCCGAGCTACAGAAGCAACTTCAAGAAAATCTTGACAAGCAGTATCGCCAGAAGACGGATGCTAACACTTGGAAAGATTTTCAGAACAGCGACATGTACGTCCGGCTATTCGACAATCTCGAGCAAGTGTCATCTAAGGCTCTCGATGCGATGGCCGAGAAGCTTCAATCGCTCCGCACGAGCTTGAAAGACCTCGACCCTACACAATTGAAAACTATTGTTGACCAAATCAACAAGGTGAATGAGGTTCGCAATTCGCGTAACCCATTCAAGGCTCTTGTGAGTGGGTATAAAGAGATGATAAAAGCGAGCAAGGCGCTAAAATCGCTTGGTGGAGTAGAAAGATATGTTGAGCTAAACAGTCAACGCTCCACGTTTAAAGAAGATCTGGAGGCATACAACAGACTTGTCGAAGTTTTAGAAAAGCAGTATGATGAAGAGGTAAAGATAAACGGAGAAGAGAGTGACTTGGCAAAGTCGTTGTCTTTCCGCCTTTCCGTCAACAAAGGTATTCGCGACAATCTCAAAGCGCAGCTGCATCTCACCGATGAGCAGATTCAGAAAATCGGGGAGGTAATGACGCAAGAAGAGGCATCTAAGGCTAAATTCGTAAAATCAATAGACGACATCAGCTCAATTGTTTCTTCCATACAGTCAGCTTTCGAAAGTCTCTCTTCATCCTTTAGCGTGTCTTCGCAAGCTATAAGTAGCGCGTTCACAATTATAGAGGGCACTCTATCTGCGGTAAAAGGCATTAAAAACAAGGATGTTGCCGGAACCATCTCTGGCATAACGAGCGCATTGAGCGGAATTATCAGCCTATTTGGTAGCGAAAGCGGCATTGATAAGGAGATACAGAGACAGCAGCGCGCAATCAGCAGGCTTCAAAACGCATACGAGAAGCTAAAAAAGTCTATGGACGACGCTTTTAGTATAGACCGACTGTATGAGTATAACAAGAAGTCTGTTAACGCCTTAGAGAAGGAGAAAAAGGCATACGAGGCAATGGTTGAAGCCGAGAAGGGCCGAAAGAATCCCGACGAGGATAAAATAGACGGATGGAATCAGCAAATCAGTTCCTTGAACGATACTATTCAGGAATTAGAAGAATCTATGACGGAGGCTCTTGGAGGATTTGGTAGTCAATCTAACTACAAGTCGGCTGCAGAAGCTTTCGCTGAAGCCTGGGTGGATGCTTTTAATGAAGGCAGTGACGCTCTGGACGCACTTAATGACAAGTTTGACGACTACTTCGACAACTTGCTCAAAAAGCAGAGTGTTCAGCGCGCTTCTGAACGTTTTATTCAACCCATTCTTGAAGCTTTTGATAAAGCCGTTTCAGAAGGGAGCGAAGGCGGAAACAACGGCCTTGAAGTCACAAAGAATGAGCTTGACAATCTCAAAAAGCTCAAAGATGAAAACCTTGCCGCTTATAACGACTATCTTAAAAAAATGATGGAGATGCTCGGTGTAAAAGCAACAGGAAGCTCTAACATATCAGCTTTGCAGCAGGGTATTCAATCCGTGACGGAAGGAACGGCACAAGCCCTGGAGAGCATCTTGAACTCCATGCGCTACTACCTCGCTACGCAACAAGCAGACGTGAGGATCATTAGAGACACGTTAATCCAACGTCTTAACTCCGTAATAACGCAATCGGGAAGTGACAGCGGGAACATTATGGTAAGCCTCATGCAGCAGCAGGTGGGTTACCTTCGTCAGATATGCGACAATTGGGATAGCGTCTTGAAAGGAGGCCATAAGCAAGGAGGAAAGGGACTAAAAGTATTCATTAACGGATGATAAATACTAAGTGCTACGCGAGAACGGTTCATCTGCCGTCTCGCGTAGCGCTATATATACGGGCATGCCGTTTGCAGCTATTGATTTGTACATAGTCGCAAGTAACGCCATCGTCTTGCCATTCGGTGGGGTGACATTCCGCCATATCCTTCTAATATCCTTGTCTGTCCTCATAACTTTCAAGAATATACGTTACACCATTGTTGCCACCGCCCTTGTACATGGTAGCGCAAAGGGTAACTGATTTCTCTCGCCCCCCCGATGGAACATTCCACCAAAGAGAATGTTCTTAATCCTCCGTTAATCTGTGGATGTACTTGGTATCTTCTCATATACTTCAAGTAAGTAATTAATCTGCCCGCCCGACATTACGGAACTTGTCTTCTCGTCGGGTCTGCAAGAATAGGCAAGCAGAGTGCATCTTGTGCCATATTTCCGCTCGCCTAAAGAATATTCTTTCCATACCTTTCTGCCGAGTTCAGTGCGGTATTGGTTAAGTATTTTCCTTCTCATAAACTTCCAATATTTTTTTTACCGACCCATCGGGAGCGCCTGCCTGAATACATATACCCCCCCGTAAATGGAGTAAAACCTATGACGTTGCCGGGTAGTATTACCCCATTCGTGATTTCCGTTAAGTTGTATCGGTCTTCTCATTCTCGTAAAATTTTAGCAGGCAGTCGCTTTGGGAGTTGTTTCCCGCTCCGTTGGCACCAACACACAAAGCCATCGCCTTGTTCGATTTTATAAGCCAGCCCCTACGGCTGATTCTTATTTGTCTCATATACTCTAAATATATACCCAACGATGCGCAGTCTGCAAACATTGAGGCTTTGCAGAAACAAATGATATTGTACCAAATTCCGTCAGACTTCCTTTGTGTCCGTCATCCTGATATGGTCTTAGGCCGTCTGCTGTTATCTGCACCCCATATAGTCTACGCCTTTTCATATATTTCTATTATTCCCGTATGTTGTCTATGGCCTGCATAAAACCACCAACTTAAATATTTCACATTCAAGGCGGTGGATTTAGCAGTTGGTTCTGTTACGCCATTACCCATTTTAAACGCCCTTTGCTCCCTCATGATAAATTGACTTCAATCGTTCCATTTCGGACGAATAAGCGATTTCTGCAATTTCGGCCTTTTCTTTGCGCGTAAGGCCGTCAAACTCTTTTCGCTTGTCCATGTAAGCCACCATGTCGTTAACGCTCACCTGCGGCTCTAAAAGATAACCTACGAGCTTCTTTTTATCCGTCTTGTCAATGAGCTGTTTGACCGTGTCATCTTTCAGGTAATACTTCTCGTCCGCTTCGTCCTGGAGAATGTCTTTGATAAACAAATTTCTGTCTTCTGGCTGAGGTATATCAGTCACAACATTAGGCCATGAAAACGGGTCGTCCTCGCCCGCTTCCGAGAATAACTTTTCTTGCTGAATGGTTTTTGTGCGAATATTCGTCCAATATATGCGCCTTCTGTTCTGTGCAGAAACCAAAGCGGAGTTTATGTGAACACCACGCACGCCAATAGCGTGGGAAAGGCATCTCTCCCATTTCTCTAACATCTTTACATTTTCGAGAAAGAAATAGATGTCCGGGTTGTACTTGCGCAAATCTTCAAGTATTCGCATATACTCCCAAAACAGGTAGCTTTGTCCTTCAAAAGCAAATCCTTGCGCTTTTAAATCGAGGTATCGTTTGAGCGTAAATACCTCCTCGCCACTCTTCGTGCTCATCCCTTTCATTTTCCCCGAAAATGAAAAACTCTGACATGGACTTCCTCCAATCACAATGTCTGGTACACCGTATCGTTTAACAAGATCGTCAACGTTCACATCTGTAACGCTTCCCAATTGAACAGTCTTCGGGAAATTGTGCATCGTGTTTGCGATGGCGTATTTGTCAATTTCGGAGGCTAAATATAAGTCTACCTTGAACCCGAGGCTTTTTAGGGCTATTTGTCCGCCCGACATTCCGTCAAACAACGACAATACCTTTATGCCTCCCTCTTTCAATCTCTTTGGCAAAAAGCCAAAAATATGCTTTATCGTCTCGATGTTCCATCCGTTGCCGAGACACTTGTATTGCTGTGTTTCAGAAGTCACAAACTCATAATCTGATGGAACCGTTTGTAGTCTGGAACACTCCGTTGGAGTTAAACGCCTAATGGCCGCGAGGTAACTTACTCCCCCCCCCATATTGATTTCTACGCCCTGTTTGTTATCGGGCATTCTTGTCCTGAAACCACGGAGCTGCTCCGCCTTTGCGTCCGCATAGACTTTTCTTGCGAACTCATGCTTTTCTTTACTTGTCATAATCTCAACTATAATTATATGCCGTATAATTCAAATTCTAAATTGTCGGGAACGAAAGTCGTTATACATCCTGATTTAAGGTCTGGCCTCGGTTGGTACGATCTCATATTGCTTCTTTTGCAAATCTCATTTCTTACCCCCCCCCATCATACAGTTTCCGGAGTTTTTTCCCGAGGTCATTCCTATACTTGTTAAGCGTTATCACTTTCATGGCCTACCCATTTGCTTTTGGTTACATCTTTGCGAAGAACGGTTCCGCCATAGTTCTTGACAACAATATTATTCCCAGCCCCATACACAAGCAGTTCGACTTTTCCGTTATTCTCTATACGCACGCTACTGCCTCCACATATATAAATGCGGCAAACTGCGTGTTCCGGTATCTCAATTTCTATATCATCACAATACCCGATAAGCAGGAGCGTGGATTCCGCGCTTAACACTCCATGCGCCCCAATATACATTTCGCTGGCGTAACCTTCCTCCTGGCGCCTGTAAAAACCATTCATGAACTCGCCAAACTCTTGCATAAGGTATTCCTTGGATAATCCCCAACCAAAAGCGATGGCATCGGCCATGAATTCTATGCCATTACTGTCAAGAGCCATGTCAACGAGCTGCTTCTTACTGGCGCACGCATCCCACTTTTCCCTATACTTTTCGCAGAGCCCCATTAATATAGACTTGCGTTTTAGGTCTACGAGGCTAACCTCTCCGCTTTTACCTTTATTCACCATACCATTCTTTTAATTTTCCATCTATGATGTCACCGATAGTTTTGTACGTATGATCAAACTTTGATAAATTATGGCATTTTCTTACACACCTCATCACGGACTCCCTGTTGCATCCGCCTCTTTGCGCAATGATAGAGTAAGGAAAGCCGTATCTGTTATGAAGGACATCGAAGACAAAATTCCTCGCAACGGCCTTTGCGAAAGGAATATTTTTCTTTCCACAATAGATATTCTCAATCGTCACGGCGGAGTTTCCCGTGGCGTGCAGATGCGAATTAACGCACGAGCACACCATTTCTTCAACCTTCAACATCACTTCATTGCTTCTGATCATGCCAACGCTATTTCTATTACATCTTGTCTTTGTCTCTAACTATATATCCAATGGGGTCGCAAGGGTATTTATCGTCAGGAGAAAGAACCCCTTCGTCAATCATCTTTCTCTTAAAGGCCTCGCTGACGAATGGCCTCAATCTCAAAAGCCGGCCATTGCCGTAAGAGCAAAAGCTCGGTTTCAGATATTGCGTAGGACATCTGTCTCCAGGACCGCTCCATCGTATTCCGTTTTGCACAAATGGGATAAAGATGCCGTCTCGTTTGTTTCCTTGCGCATCGGCCATCCTAACTATTCGATAGTCCCTAAATAAGCCGAACTTTAGTAAGGCGTACCACGTCTTACTGTTTGTAACATCGAAATCCGTCATGCTTCGCTTGGGTTACTCCGACAATTGGCCTGCGATTATTGCGCGTTGCCCGTCTTCAAAATTCTTTCTCAAATCCTCTTCCGTCTCCTCTTTAACTTCGGAGTTCATCGCAGCTTCCAGCTTCTCACTCTGCCCACGCAAGAAATCAAGCCGTTCACTGGCGAACTTGGCAGCTTCGTCAGCATCTACAAAAGCGGAAACGGGATGAAGCATATTGGCTTCTGTGATAACAACGGAGAAATCAAGCATATCCTTATTCGTCCTGTCAGTCCCGGGGAAAAGCTCTTCCTCTTTGCCTTTGATACTATTCTTCATTTCAACCAAGTTAAAAAGCCAGCTGTAAAGCGCAGCGTCAAAGCTGTCTCCTTTTATCCCCATCACCCATCGCTTGCAACGCACCTCGTACCCAATATGAGTGTGATAGATAGCGCCGTCCTTCAGGAGCACGATAAAGAACGAACCGAAATCTGTAACGCTCACTACCTTTTTCTCATCAATACCCTCAATAACACGCAGAAGACCTGCATTATTGTTTACTGTCTTTTTCTTTGCAATTCTTGCCATAACTATACAATTTTATTATTTTTTATTATTTCGTGTAATGAAGTTGTCGCAGATTTCGTCGTCTGCCTTAACCTCTGTGTAAAGGTCTTGCTCCAGACAGTAGGGGAAGCCGTCGTACTCGAACATCACGCAATCCTTACAATGGAATTTCTTAGTCTTTGCCATTCTCCAACAGTTTAATCTCGTCCTCGATATAAAAGATGGCTTTACGTAAGTCCTCTACACATTTTTCTGTCTTTGTCTTGTCGCCGTCAACCTTATCCTTGCGCAAGAGATATTTAAGGCTATTCCCAATATTGAAATCAAGATGTCTGCAAATATCTAATGGCTCTACACCACACAAGTCCTTTAACCAGGTGTAATGGGAAGGATGGTTGACTTGCTCGTTGTTTTCTATCTTATAGCTGGATTTTTCGCTTAAAGCCATCTCATAAAGACTTGCATCAAATTCTAATTTCTCTTCTTGCGAATAGCCACCCCATAAGTCTTCGGCGGGTAATGTTTCGCCATACTCGGAAATACGAGAAATGCCAAGCCGATATTCATTGTCGTTATTGCCTATTCTCTTGCAAATGCAGACACGTTCACCTGTTCTTATTTCCACAAGCACGTAATCAACAAAATCTTCTATTGCAATATCCTTGTTTTCGATTCGGTCTGCCACTATAGTGCTTTTATCTGCACGATAAAGTCTAAACATCAGCCCGACCTTAATATCTTTTTCGTCTATCATAAGCTATTCCTCCTTGTCTTTGTCTTTAACTTCGATGAAATCTCCATCACCAAGGCGCGCCCTGTTCACGCACCCCGCTATCCAGCCGAGAAGATACGCGCTCGCCTCGCCCCCGTGCTCCATTCCTATGGCGTTCTCCATGTCGTCACAGGCGTGCGATGATTCGTGGGCGCAGACGCTCATCCGCATGTCCTTGGCGGACTGAAACGACATGAGGACACCGATGCTGTTGTCGGACTTCCTCACCACCTCGTCGTAGGTTACGCCGTAGTACTCCTTCTCGGTCTGCTCGACACCCTCAAACTCCGAAGATGCGACATCGCGCAGGTCGTAGCCGATGTGAACCCACAACTTCCTTGGGTATATGACAGGATCATACTCGTAATATCCTCGTTTCTTCATATTCTCAACTATTTTTGTTTGTGCAAATGTCCGCAGTGGTACTTGCTGCACAACGGGCAGAAATAAGGCCTGTAGCCCAACGCCTTCAACCTCGGGTTCTGCTGCAAGAACTCCCAGGCATCATCCTCCGTCTCGTATGCCACCTTCGACTTCCAGCCGTTTGAACTCTTGCGGACCCAGTGACGGGGATCCGGCTTGAAGGGAGGGCGCTTGTTATGGTAGCTATGTCTTTTGTTCATTACTAAACTTACGCGTTCTTCGCATTCTTTGTGCGCGCCGCACGAGTAGACTTCTTGGCAGGCTTGCGTTTCTTTGCCGTAGCGGCCTTCGTGGGCTTCTTTGGCCTGCCTGGCTTGCGCTTCTGCTCTGGCTTCTCGCTCGTGTCCGGAAGTTGGATGGTTTCTATTTCTTCCTGTTCACCGTCCTCGTTCTCGCAAGCGAACCCTTCCCGAATATCCCTGTCGCCGTCGTGGGCACGCTTCCATTTGCGCTTGGCTATCAATATCTGCTCCTTGCGGTACTCTTCTGAGGCCTTCCGGAGCTCGTCAAGGTCTATTTCGGGCACGTCAAACTCCCCGGCAACGCTTGCTTGCGGTTCTTTGTGCGCCTGCTCGTCGGAGGCCTCCATTTCGGAGCGGATCTTGTCTTCTTCTGACAAATATCGAGCATTATCAGCGCCTCTATCATCGCTCCTATGCTCAAACTCGTTCTTGAAAGCGGCAATCTCTGCTTTTGACGCTCCGTCACGTTTCATGGCCTCCAACTCGATGTTAAAACGGGCGACCTCAACGTCTTTGTAGTTTGTCCCGTCCAAGTCACTCCCCTCGTTGCGAAGGTTCTGCATCCTTGCAGCCTCGCTTGCGGAAAGCTGCTCATTGATGGCGTTTTTCAGCAACAACTTGTCAAGGTCTTTCTCGTCTACGCCATCAACATCAATACCTTGCGGATTGTCCCCAAGCAAGTCTTTGTAAAAAGCTCTTTTGGCCTCCAAACCGCCTTTTGGCATGAACTGCTCCGCATCAAGATACATGTATGGGTGAATGCTTTTTATCCCTGTGATCTGGCTCGGAGTTCCGAAGTCCTGAACGAGCTTCATGTAGCCGTCTTCGTTCTGCTGGTACAGGCAATAACACTCTTCGAGGTTCCGCTTCTGGACAAGCACTATGGCCTTTATCCAAAACGCATCTTTGCCGTGTTGATAGCGGCCGGGGAGGCCGAGCTGCTGTAAGCAGGCCGCCTTCAATGCCCTGTCAAGCGAAATGTCTTTCATGCTTCTCATATCGTTTTCCCTATCTTTCCGTTTTAGGCTATATCCAACATACTGTTGTGTCTCCTTTGTAGCCCTTCTGCCATACGAACCACGCATAAGACACAGCCGAGCTCTTTAAGTCACCAAACTCCCCGTTTATAGCGCATAGCACGCGCTTTGTGAACTGATATATACACTTGGGGGGGGTAGACTTGAAAATCTTATCATACCTGCTTTGCCCTTCAAGAAACGTCGTCTTCAAGAACATGGCGCAATACTGGCCTTCATGGAGTAGCTCCAAGGCATGGAGGACAAACTCTGTCGCATACTTGTATGGAGGGTTGGTGATGATGCAGCAATCTCCCTTGTATGGCATTTTGTCCGCAGCGAGAAAGTCCTGTACGTAGCCATACCCGCGGTCGATAATGTCGGACGACGTGACTTCGAAGCCGAGATCCTTCAGCCTTTCTGACAGGTGCCCCTTTCCGCAAGCGCACTCCCAAACGTGGTCCGGAAAGAAATCGCAAGCGGCCATGAGCTTGTTGATGGCCATTGGGTCGGTGGCGTAGAAGTCGTTCTTCTCACGCTCTTTGCCCGAATGGCTCGACGCGCCAAGGCAGGCAAACGTTGACTTCTTGTTTCCGTCCCAATCCTTAGGCATTCGCCAACTCCTTTCCGCCGGCAGCCAGCCAGCTCTCAATCTTGTTAGACGACGACGGATAAGTCTCTCCGAACACGTTCTGAAGTTTCACCTGACACTCCAGGTATGGAATATCCTTGATGTTGTCTGTACTCGGGCTTATTTCGTCCTGCAACATGAATAACGCCTTGCGCTGCCTGTAATCGTCCTGCCACAGGATAAGGCCGCCACGGAGGAACTCAACCAGGGCATGCCAATTGTCTTCGGCGGTCTTGATCTGCTCGGTGACGCTCAACGCGGTAGGGCTGCCGGGCGCAAACCCGAACGACAATACCGTCAGCGTTGACGTGATGGCTTCTTGTGTCGGGGTAGGAGACACAAACACGCGAAGGCTGTCCGCCTCAGCGTAACTCTCCGTGTACACGCCCTTCTGCTTGCCAAAGGCGTTGATGCCTGTCATGGACTTGTAACGGCAAAAGCCGAAGTCGTCCTCCAAACTCTTCGTGTCACCATCCTTGGACCAAACTCCAGAAGTCTCGTCCTTGAGGTATTTCGTCAAATGAAACTTTAGCTCTGCCATATATGCGTGTTTTTCGGTTATCAACGGCAAATATAGCCTTTACTCCCGACATACGCAAACAGGCTTTTCCCGCCAAATCCCCAGTTTTACCCCAAATAACAACAAATCGAAACAAATACCAACGCAAAAAATGGCTAAACTCCCAAAAATCAGTTTAAGTATTTTTAACGCTTTATATAATAACACGCGCTATAATTCTGTACCTACACGCGCACCCGTAGTAGGGGCTCAACCCCCAGTATAGTTATACTATACTTGCCCCCTAAGAGGTAGGGGCTAACGCGGAATAACCGACGCGCAAACCCACAAGGCGGATAATCGGCCGCAAGTCCGCAAGAGGGGCATAGCGGAGGATAATTCGGCGCATAAAAGCCGTGATTGTAAACCGAACATGGCAAAACGGACGTTTTAAGGACGGAAACGCCTACTTTTACGCAAAAACGAAAAAACAAGCAAAATACGCGATTTCAGGCCACAAAAAGACACGCGGAATAAAACTCTACACCCGAACGTCTGGAAAGTGCTCACAGGCCGCAAAAAGCCCTCAAAAACGAAACAGAAGGCAAGCACCACAAAAGCCGCTACGACAAAACGTAGATAACCAAAGGAGGATAACCCTTCAAAAAGAGCAAAAAGCAAGAGATAACCCAAATCAAAAAAAACGACAAAAAATAAAAAAATAAAAAATAAAAAATTTTCGGGAAAGAGCGGGGCGGGGTCGGAGTCGGTGCTCCCCCGGGGGGTGGGGTCTAAAACCGCTAAAACGTTGGTGTATAGGCCGTTATATGCGGCAAAAACGGCCGTATATACGCAAAAACGGCCTATTTAGGGGCCATTCGAGCGCCGCCACGGCCCGCATCCAGGCGGAGGAGTAAACAAGTAAAGGAAACGGACAAAAACTCAATAGTATCAAAAGTATACCATTAGAACCCCCTGGCTCCGCCTTGCTCCTGCCCATTACCCGTGTACCACTCGGATAGTACACCGACACACGAGCAGCGCTGTGGCCCGGTCGTGGTCCGAGTGTAGGCGGGCGTAATTTCGGCCGCCATGACCCCGTCACTCACGCCTGGTGGGCAACAACACGCCACGGCCCGCGAAAGGCCCGCCACGGCCACGAAATAGGCCAAAAAGGAACACGGCGCGAGTGTGCGCATATACGCACGCATATACGCGCGCGTGCGTATACGTGCAACGTGCATGCATGGGCACCGCGGGCCATGAGGGCGCGAGTCTGGCGGGGCAGGCCGCGGAACAGGCATCTAGGTGCCTTAACCCCCTCAAATTGCAAAGTCCACATTACAAAACAATAGGGGCAAAAGTACACTCAATCGGGGAAAGGCCAAAAAACCACGATTTTTGCCAAAAAAAACCTCAAAATGTTTTGGCGGGCCGGAAAATCGCCGTACCTTTGCAATCGTCAAACAGAGACACGGACACCTCACACGGTCCACCACTCTACACGACACGCGGTCATTGACATGCTGACACACTGAGGCCCACGGTAGGCCGTGGAATAGACCTGATCTCACGTGGCGCGTGACCCATACGGCTGACGCGCTGCACTGCACTCGCTTACATGAGCGGGCGCATACAGGATCCGTAACGGAAGGCATGAAGATACCCGTAAGTGGCGTGCGGTCGTAGTAGCAACATTCGGAATGACGGAGGTATAGTGTCCTGGAAGTAGCGAAAAGTTGGAGTAGCGAATGGACCACCTCCTGAAATTGACCCCTACAACAAACGATATACGTGCACCGCGAACGGGTGGCGATTGTCCCGGCCGTCTTGATGGATCGAAGCCATCAACGGAACGCATATACAAAAAAGGCCTCCCCGAATTGTCAAACAGCGGGGAGGCCGGGACCAAAAACGGCGAAAAGGCCGTATCTGGACACCTCACAAGTGCAAAGATACGGCGCGTTTTTGGTCCGGCCAAATTGATTAGCAATTTTTAACAATACTATCATGTGCAAATTATCAATTAGCAAGCTCCGCACCGCCTCTTATACAGAGTTCGAGGCGCAAGTGTTGAACTATGTTGCTGAGAACGTGAACTCCCTCCATGCGGGTGATGAGTTCAAGGGCGTGCCCGGCCACCAACGTTACGGCGTGTCGGAGCAAGTGATGCGTATCAATGACGTGACGCCGGACTCCTGTAGCGTCCTCTGGGTGAGCAAGAACAAGAACCTTGCCATCACGTTTGCGGATTATGCAAGCGGGCGCGGTGCCACCACCACAACAACAACCACAACAACCGCCAAGAAGCCCGCCGCCACTACTACAGGCGGCACGGATGACGTGCTTGCAGCGCTTGGAGGGCTGTTCGCCACACACCGCCAACAGGGATATGATGCCGCCAAGCAAGAAGACGCGGCCCGTATCGCCGAACTTGAGCAACGTATCGCCGAACTTGAGCAACAAGTTGAGGCGGCAAAGAAGTCAACGCCCGGCACGACAATCAACCTGACGATTGACGGCGCGGCACACACACACCACACGCCCGCCGTACTCGATCCGAAGTTTGGCGTGCTCGCGAAGCTGTTGGCCAGCCATGAAAACATCTACCTATACGGCCCGGCCGGAAGTGGCAAGAACGTGCTGGCTGAGGAGCTCGCAAAAGCACTGGGGGTTGATTTCTACTATCAAAACACGATCCTAACAAAGTTCGATATTTCCGGATACAAGAACGCCGGCGGCGAATTTGAGGAAACCGAGTTTTTCAAGGCGTGGACAAAGGGCGGCTTGTTCATGTTGGATGAGGCCGACAACTCCCAGGCTGAGGCCGTTGTCGCGCTCAACGCTGCACTTGCGAACGGCTACTACACATTCCCCGGTGTCGGCCGTGTGAAGGCCAACGAGAAGTTCTATTGCTTAGCAGCCGGGAACACGAACGCACAAGGGGCCACTGAAGAGTATTGCGGCCGCTACAAATGGGATGAAAGCTCCCGTGACCGCTTCTTCTTTGTCAAGATTGATTACAACAAGGAAGTGGAAAAGACTATCGCGGGCGGTCATGAAGACGTGTTGCAGTTCGTTCGCGCGCTCCGCGCCGCCGCCGCTCAGCTGCAAATCAAGGTCATTTGCGGTTATCGCGCGCTTGGCAAGCTCGCCAAATATCACGACGATCCGGACATGTCACCCGTTGATCTCGTTTCCGGCTACATCACCCGCGGCATGGGGCGTGACGACATCCACGAGCTTGTCGGTTTGCTTGAAAAGGACGGGCTTTCTGGCAACGTCTATTTCAAAGCACTAGAAGAGATTGAGGAAAACTCCTGACAATAACCCGGCCGCCTACGAAACAGTAGGCGGCCACAAAACAACAAAGAATGAAAGATATATATTTTGAGAAGTTCGAAACGTTGGCTGACTTCTCGCACGCTATCAATACGCGGCCGACCGATTCTTTTTATAAGGATCCGTCTTCAATGTGTAACGACTTCGAATTCACGGGCACGCATTCATGGGATGAGGCCGAAAAATTGCTTTTAGAGGGCGATAAAGAGACGGCCGACAAGATAGCCCACGCCTCCAAGATTAAGCCCGCCACGGCCGCGAAAACGGCCATTACACGCGGCCCGGTTGGGTTCGTGCCAAACGTTCCGGCCTATCTTGCCGGGAACCCTAACAACATGTTAGGAGTAAGAACCCAAAGCTACAAAAGCACGAAAGTTGTAAACCTTGTCGTTGACCGCGGAATCAGATGCGGCGTACAAGCGAGCGAGATTTTGGAATTCGGCGCAAAAGTACTTGGTATCGTCAAAAGTCTTGAACAAAGCGGGTACCGGTGCAATTTGTACGTATCGAAAATAAATGAATACAAAAAGACTGCAAACGTTGGAGTCTTGCTGGTTAAAATAAAGGACAGCGGCAAACCGCTCAATCTCACAAAGGTTGCCTATCCGCTTTGCCACCAGTCATTTCCGCGCCGTCATGGCTTCCGTTGGGCTGAAACAACAAAACGAACGAAGGATCTGGTTTACGGATATGGATTAGCAGAAGAAGAAGACGCGCGCAAATGTATCGCGGAAAAATTCAAACAAAGATTCATCTTCATATCAACAAGGCATCATATATACGACTCCTTCGAAGGGCTTGAAAAGCTTATCAACAACCAGTTGTGACCACTGGCAAATGGCCACGGGCGCCGGGTCTGAGGCCCGCGGGCGGATCATGACCGCCGCGCCCACTATTATAAACCGCAAAGCAATATAATATGATAAAGAAAATCTTTTACATCGGTTTCATGGCGTTGTTCGTCGCGCCTGTCTGTTTCCTGATTGAAGTGATCCGCCTGTCCATCAAATGGCATTGTTTGCCGTTGAGTTATGGGACGGGGTCTCCTGTGGTGTTCACGGCCAGATGTTTTACGCAAGGATTTCGCGAAATGTGGGGAGACTAAAATAACCACGCGTGCGCCCCTGTTTTGCGTGCGGCGTGTACTTATACCACCACGCAATTTCAAGGCCGTAAATCGAAAGAAAATGCGGTTATACGCAAAGTATAGACAGCGCGCCCGCCGCGCTGCAAACTTAAAAGCAAAAATGTTATGATATATTTCGTATCAGTCGCCCTTCTGGCCGCTTATGTGGCCGGGATATATGTCGGGCGCAATTGGGACAAGCTGACCGCGGAGTAAAGCCGCTGGGGCAAAGGCGAACCGAAAGGGGCCGCCGAATTGTCGTTTAAATTAATAACTAATAACAAGGGGCAAAAACCATGAAGAAAGTTAGATTATTCAACCATTACAACAATGGCAATGACAGCAGGGTCAACGTTTATTTTGAGGACGGCACGGAATGGCATAGAACGGTCACGGCGTATGATGTGACACGCCTTGCCCGCGAAGGCGTGCCGTACCTCTTGGCGTTAATGGAAAAATACAAGAAGCCGCAAGGAGTAAGATTCGTAAACGGGCGCAGAATAATCTTTTAGATAGATGCGCCCAACTTGGATAAACCCGCTTGCTTGGGGCGACGGTTTAAGGCCGGGTGCGGGTTCAACTCCCGCACGTCCACTAACCGAAAAAATATAGCTATGAGCATTTCTGATTTCTTATCCGCCAAAGTGTATTGTGGCACTTATGGCAAGTACAACCGCGGATCATTGGATGGCGGTTGGTTAACGTTGGCTGACTATAAGACCAACGAGGAGTTTTTGAATGCGTGCGCCAAGCTACACTCCGACGAGCGCGAACCGGAATTCATGTTCCAGGACACAGATTGCTTGCCCGAAGAGTTTTACTCCGAAAGTTGCATCTATCCCGAAGTGTTCATGACCATGCGAGAAATAGAGGGTATGAGCAGAGACGAGAGAGGGGCCTTTCAGAAGTATTGCGACGAGAAAGAAGCCATCCCAGACATGTATGATGTGGACGAGTTCAAACTGTCCTACAAACCTGGTAACAATGGCAAAGGCGAAAAGAACAAGGACAGCGGGCAAAGCGCCTTGGAGGAGTTGCTCGATTTAATCAAGCAGAATTGTGGCTCCGACTACAAGGGTTATTATATTGACGCGATGAAGTTTAGAGACGGCTTTCTAAAGTTCAGAAAACAGGAGTTGCGAAAATCGTTTTGTTGGGGTTATTCCGACTTTCAAGGAAGACCAGAAGAAGAGGCGAACGATTTGCGCAATAACTTTGGCGAGCGCGAGTTCAAGAAAGAGAACCTGGCGGACTTCGACAGAAAATACAGAGGCACACTTGAGCAGCTTGACAGATACAAAGACGTGACACTCCGAAGATGTGACGAGTTTCGCGGAATCGTTACGTATTGCATTTGCTCGGAATTCTGCCCGCCAGATCCCGAGCATGATGTGACGCTGAAGGACAAAGAGGCGGATGAGTTCAGAGAGGAGTACAAAACCATTGTTGCAAGAGCCCGCAAAGCTTTTGAGAAGCGAATAGACTCCTACCTGAAGCGTTACGGGTTAACCAAAATCCGCAAATGGACATATTGGGCCGACGAGTAAAAATTGCACATGATAGCCCGAAAGGGTGGATGATGACAGGAACCGGAAGGAAAGCTGGCAGCCGTGTGCGAGCCACGGCCATCAACAAAGCGGGCCATTTCCCGCATGAGTAGTCTTACAGATTTTCGGAGCAAGCACCTTTGAGCCGTTTCCTACTCCAAAGCAAAGAAAGGACTGAAAGTGGGCGGCGAGCACGCGAGAAAGCCGTTGTTTACCCGTTTCGGCGATACTGCAAAACGGGCCACGTTGGGCGATAACGTAAAGCGCATTTTCTTTGAGTATAAACAATAAAAACAAGACAAGATATGAGCAAAAAGGAAATCGAAAAGTTGTTGAATGCTGTAAGGTATGCCACTCCTGCAAATAATCAGGTGGTGGTTGTGTTCAACGGAGCCGAGTACACATTCGGAGATAGAAGACAGCCTTTCACTGAAAAGACGAGAGAGAAGTGGCTGGAGTGGATAAAAGCACGGATCGCCATTTCATCAAGAAAAAACGCATTCACGGAAAAAGCAAGACATTTGGCTTGTAATAGGATGTGCGAATACTCCAGTCAGGTCTTTTCTGCTTCTCTCGATTAGCTAATAAGCATTATGAACGAATCACAAATTAAGCAATTTAAGCAATAGCAAAATATGAAAGAAACATTGATAACGATGTTGCGCAAATCCATGGCGGACATGCGCAACTTCAAGGGCAAACATCCGGACAGGATTGCCCTTTGGAGAAAGGGCGAGTATGATTACGCATTTGGCGACGATGCCATCAAGGTCGGAGCTATTCTTGGGATGCCGGTTGAGACGGCAATAGACCGAGAGACAGGCGAGGAGTACAAGTACCTTTCGTTTTCTTGCTACTTCCTTGATACGTATCTTCCCAAACTTGTAAAGGCCGCGGTCAATGATGCTGGCGGCTTAAATTTCAAGATTGCGATTTTAGAGTAGCTTTCAGAAAAATTAATGTGTGTCTGTCACAATAACACGCAGATGATAACGTTTTTTAATCGGAAACAAAATGGAACAAATAACAAGAATGAATCAAGGTGGGCATCTGGAAGTTTACGACAAGGTGCTCCCGTCGTGCAACAAATGCGTCTATCATATAGTGATCAACGGGAGCACCTGCTGCGGTGCTGACAAAACCTGCCACGTGAAAGACGAGCTGGCAGCCAAGGAGTCAGGGCCAAAGGTCATCATATACAGCCGCGTGTCGACCGAGAAGCAGACCTTTGAGCAACAGGAACGCACCGTGAACGAATGGCTGGCAGCACACGGCATGAAAGCCACCGATGAGGTGAGCGATGAGGGCGTAAGCGGAGGAGTAAGCTACAAGGACAGAAACCTTGGAAAGGTTGTGCTTCCCATGCTCCGCAAAGGCGACACCTTGATAGTGTCAGAGGTAAGCCGAATAGGCCGATCCATGAGCGACATTAACAAGTTTGTTAACGACGAGCTGAAGCCCCGCGGGGTTCGCCTGGTCATCGTTCAGATGGGGATCGACCTTGATTGCAGCAGGCTCAAAGCAATTGACGAAATGCTCCTTTTCTCTTTTTCCTTTGCTGCGCAGATGGAAAAGGAGTTGATCCAGGAACGCACGCAAAGCGCATTGGATGTGCGCAAGAAGAAGTTGGAAGAGGAAGGACAATTCGTAAGCAAGGCCGGCAACGTTGTCAAGAAGCTTGGAAGGCCGAAGAAATGCGACCTATCCAACGCACAGGCAGCCGCGTCCGCAAAGCGTAAAAAACAAGCAGCTGAAAAGCCGTGCAACAAGGCTATCTGGGCGGTTGTCAAGCAGGCGACCAACGACTTTCAGGAGCTGACGCAAGACAACTTCCTGAAAGCTTCTATCACGTTGCAACAGATGGGAGTCTACTCCTCGACGGGAAAAATTCTCACCCTGGAACGGGTTCGAGCCGCTTATTACAACCTGCGATGCGTCTATGACGATGTTGTGTTGTTCAGACGAAGAAGTGCCGACTATCGTATACTGAAAGAACGCGGAATGAGCGACGACGAGATAAGGGAGTACTTCAAAGAACTTAGTAAGCAGAGAAAGGAGGAGAAGAAGGCATGATGACATTTCTAATCGCCGCTTGGCTCATCGGCACGTTGTTCGACTGCGCTATGGGCCGCGGAAAGTGAACAGACGGAAACAAAAATTAACCATTCAGCCCTCGACATCACGGTTAAGTCAGGAACTATGAAGAAAATAGAATTTGTAGGAGGCGTTGCACCCGAGCTGGCGCAAGTAATCGAAGATAACAATATTGTTGCCACGTGTGTTGACGGGAACGTTTGCGGGATAAGCGACGAGGATTATTCCAAGTTGAAGCATGTGGCTCCTGCTGCATGGGACGGCAACGACATCGTAGATGTAGACGTGTTCACTGTCTATTACAACAACAACGTTGAGGTTTTCAAGATTAAAGAGTTTCCAACGCTTGAAGAAGCCAAGGCTTATTGTGACGACGAGACGAGAGGCTACGACGAAGTGGCCGACGGTGACAACGACTACGAAGGCCGCAGCAACAATTTCCGCTATGAGGTTTACGATGGTGAGCCTATAGAGGAGTTCTTTGATGAGGACGGGGAAGTGGACGACGAGAAGACCGTCTTCAAGGAACCCGTGTATCAGACGAAGCAGTATTATTGCGACTAAGCCCCGATTTAAGCTTTCTGACGGCCTTTTGCGGGCGGTGTGGATAAGTTGTCCACATGGCGAGTGGGAGGCCGTTAAATCGAAAATAACGCCGTTTTTCGGCATTTTTAAATATAACTCATTAAAAACACATTCAAGAATTATGAAAAAGTACAATTTGGTCAAAGTTGAGAATGGCAAGGAAGAAGTCGTGTTGGAGAACGTTTCTATTGAACTTGCAATTGCCTACGTTAATGTGCGCAAGGCAGACGGCCTTGTGAGCGTCAACAGCCTTGACATCGTTCAGCAGATGGACGTCGAGAAAGAGGGCAACGTCGTAGTCTTCAAGGCGTACGATGCAGAGCCGGCATGGGAAGACAAGCTGACGAAGAAGCCGCAAGAGTAAGCTCTCGTCATCACCGCACCCCGCTCGCCTTAGTTGGTTGAGCGGGGTGTCTTTTCCATTCCTTTCGCAAAAGAGGGGGCTTTTGGGGGGGGAGTTCCTGTAAGAAAAAAATCATGTCACTCTTTTAGAGCATGTTCAACTCTTTTTGAGGTTATGGCGAATTTTTCGGAGCGTCATCGAATTGAGAGAAATGAGAGAGAAATGAGAAAACGAGAAAAAAGAACCAAAAAAGAGTAAAAGAGAAAAGAGAGAAGCAAAGAGAGGCAAACAAAAAGAAAAAGAAGCAAAAAGAAAATATATATAATAATTATAATAAATATATTAAATAAATATAATTATAATAATATATATATTAAATATAATATACTATCAGTTGCGTAAGCTAATACGCGTGTGCGCACGTGCGAGAGGAAAAGTTTTTGGTATTGTCAATATTTGCGAATATTTTTTTGCCCGATTTTGAAATTTTGCCGAGCGATTTTTTGCGTTTTCGTTTGGCCAGAACTGAAATCTTTCGTATCTTTGCAGCGTTCAACATTTCAGCGGTATGGTTGCCGCATCTTCCACAAAGGAAGGTGCGATTATTGTACCAACACTTTTGAGATTTAAGTAATCAAATAATGAATTACTGCGCCGTGTCTGGGGATAGGAAACTACTCCAGGGGTTTGCTGAAAGCCTTGAACAACACGTAGCGCAGTTTTTTTAGTTCTAAATATTTCAGTAAATGGACGCATTAAAGATTTTCAGCAACCCGAAGTTCGGGCAGGTTCGCATCATTACAGATGATGCAAGTGGCGAATTATTGTTCTGTGCCAACGACATCACGCAAGCACTTGGTTACGCAAATGGAAGAAAAGCGGTTGCAGACCATGTGGAAGAGGGGGATGTAACGAAACGTGACATGGGGGTGGTTACAGGAAAGAAAGCAGACGGAACAGATGCTTTTCAGATTGTCAGCACGACCTACATTACAGAGAGTGGTGTTTATGCGCTCATCTTTGGAAGCAAGCAGGAACGTGCCAAGGAGTTCAAGCATTGGGTAACAAGCGAGGTTCTTCCTTCCATCCGCAAGACAGGTCAGTACAGCGCTAATCAACCACAAACAACCTTGCAGGAGCAAGTGAGCGCAAAGATAGCCTTTGCCGATTGGAGCGCAAAGTTCCTCAACCTCAACGATGCAAGCAAGCTGGGGATTGCGCAGAAGATTGGCAAGATGGTTGGCTTGGACGACGCACTGCCCAAAGCGGTGAACGCAGGAACGGAGCTTTCAGTCACTCACGCTGCCACAGACCTCCTGAAAGAGCACAACGTTGGTATTTCCGCACAAGCCTTTAACCGAATGTTGGAGATTAAGGGCATTGTGAAGAAAGCCACTCGCCCTGGCAAGCAAGGAAAGGTTCACAAGTGGTACGTGATCACTCCTGCTTTCGGCAAGTACGGTGAAAACCAGCAAGACCCGAACCACCAGCAGCAGACGCAGATACGATGGTACGACGCACTCTTTTGCGAGTTGCTCAACATCGTTGGCTTCAACAAGCAAGCACTGCTGAGCATAAAGTAGATACTTTTTTGCGCTTATTGTAAGTTTGTGGTTTCCCAATGTTAATTAATCACAAAAAGACAAATTGGTATTTTTAGTTATCAACAGATGTCCACAGATACCAACAGATGCCATCATTTAACACTTGTTTGCGGTATTTGGAAGAATGGCTGCGGTGGCTTACTTTTGCAATCGCTTTAGAAGTCACGCGCTAAAAGCACGAACGGAGAATTATCCTGGCGCAAGCCATTCAGATAAATTCAGTTAAGCCCTATCCGAAGTTTGGAGCGTGACCCAAGCGGACGATAGGGCTTAACGCTTTTCATGATGCAGATGAAAACAAACCAAGTAATGAAACGACCAATGGGTAACTTTTTGGTCGAGCAGAGAACGAAGGATAGTGTGTTCAATGCTACAAACTTGCTCAAACAGTGGAATGACTTTGTTGAGCACAATGATAATACCCAGAAAATTGGGTATGTAAGAAAGAAAGACCTTGACGATTTCTTTAGCAACAAAGGCATCAAAGAATTTATAGAAGCATTGATGGTAGAAGAGAATTTACATACCCAAAATTCTGCGTATGTAAAATCTAAGGCAAGAGCAGATAGGGGAGGTGGCACTTGGATGCACCCGATATTGTTTGTTAAATTTGCTATGTGGCTCAATCCTCGTTTTGAGGTGCAGGTTATCAAGTTTGTGTACGACCAGATGTTGAAGTACAGAAACGATGCAGGGGACGCATACAGAGAGCTTGGTACAGCAGTGCAAAAGATAGTAAGCAAGAAGTTTATGCCAGTGGCTATGTGTAAAATAGCACAGGCAATAAACTATGTAGTGTTCGGACAACACGAACACGAAATGCGCAATAAGCAAGGAGAAGAAAGTAAGCAATACGAATTGTTCAATATGGAACGACAGGTTGCTATGCTTATTAATGATAGAAATAACCATTAATTAATTTATTCATATCATGAGGTACATGGGAAGTAAGAGACGCATAGCTGGCGACATATTGCCAATTATGCTCGAGAGCAGCGATAGCAAAGTATTTGTCGACGTTTTCTGCGGTGGATGCAGCGTTATTGAGAACGTTCCTTCTTCATACAAGAGGATAGCGATAGATTCCAATAAATATCTTATTTCCATGTGGCGCGAGCTGGTTTATCCAAAGCCGCATGTCTATGACGCACTCCCGGAACACATTACAAAGGAAATGTACGAAAAGGCGAAGAGACAAACAGGCGACTGCCCGCTTGGCGAATACTGCGAGTTTGATGTCGGCTGGATAGGCTTCATGGCCAGTTTTAACGGCAGATTCTTTAATGGGTACACTGGGCACAATGTTGTCGGGAAGGACGGCAGGCGCCGCGACTATATTGCAGAATACATAGCGAACGTCAAGAAGGACATCCCGCTTCTTAAAGGAGTCGAATTTGTGGCATCGAGCTATGACGGCTTCGATTACCCAGAAGGTTGTATCATATATTGCGACCCGCCTTATTCTCGTTCTACTGGGTATAAGTGTACAGGAAAGTTTAACCGCGAGAATTTCTATATGTGGTGTATGGAAATGAGCCTTCGCGGCCACAAGGTTTTCGTCAGCGAATATGATATGCCGTCAGAGTTTACATGTATATGGGAAAAGGAGCTTGTTAACTCCCTGAGTCCCACGCGAACAAAGATGCCTTTAGAACGCTTGTTTACGATTCGATGAAAACAAACAATCAATCATCAAAATAACTATTATTATGGAAGAGACAAAGAAAACAATGACAAGAGACGAGTTCTTTGTGGAAGCTGAGAAACTTTGCACTGACTTTTTTGCGAAGAGAAGAGAGCTTGCCGTGAGTTATGCTACTCAATGTATCGCACCAATCAAGGTTGGCGACACCATATCCGTGAGAGTTGGCGAAAATGGAAGAGTCATGCGCTATCGCGTTGAGTTCTTTAAACTTGTTGACTTCTATGCGTTGAGCACAACCTGTGTCCCGTACCTTGAAATTCAAGGAATCGGAATTGGTGAAGACGGGAATCCGCTTGACTGGATGCCTGGTGTCTTGCCAATCAATCCGTGGCTTGTTATTTCCGTGAATGGAACTCCCGTGGAATACGATGTTGAAAACAAAAAAATCGTAATGTAATCTTACGTGCCATGAAAATCAATAAACTGCAACGCCCATCTTTCGTATGCCTGGTCATAGCAGTTTTGGGAGTATTGTTTTGCCTATTATCTGATAGGCTCGAATGTGCCATCATCTGGTGTGCAGCGGTTATCGCATGGGCGAATTGCCTCAAGGCGGAAAAGGATAACGAAATCCTTAGAACTCGCATTGACATCGACGTGAAAATGTCGATGGATAAAAACGACCTCATACGTTCTCTCGAATGTCAGCTAATTGCCATGGAGCTGAAAAACCAGGTCGCTGAGAAAATCTTGCTTAAAAAGACATACGAGACGGAATATCTCCGAGGCAATATGCCGCAGGAGGAGTATGAAAGAAAAGGCAAGAAGCTCCACGATGAATGCAAATACATAATGGACAGGGTCGAAAAGATCGTGAACGGGAAATGAGTACAGGTTCTGAAAGGGGAGGCTTGACGGCCTCCCCTTTTTGTTATCAAAAAGTGCACAAAATACACTATACTCCTTTCTCTTCGGTATCAGCGTTCACGTAGTCGATGACTTTTCTGTTTGCTTCGTCAATCTTCTTGTAGTCGAAAGAGATGTATAGATCCGTTGTCGTATTATCCCATTCGCTATGCCCAAGTGCCTTGCCAATTGTTTCCTTTGGTATGTCAAGCTCGGCTGCTATTGTAGCCCAGCTTCTTCTTGCAGTGTACCACACTATATCTTTATGTAGTGGGGTGATAGCCTTCTTGATTAATGCTCCTTTCTTGTTCTTCTCCATCTTGGTCGGGCCAATTCTCTTCAGATAGTCTCCGAGTGTTCTTCTGAAGCTGGCCTCTTTTGTCTGGTCGCCATCCAAAATGTAGAGAAGATGCTTTTCACCCTTGTATTTCTTTATTATTTCCATGGCTTCCGGCTCAACCTTGATGTCGTAAAGCCTTCCAGTCTTGTTTCGCCTATACAGGAGCCGCCCATTCTTGATGCAGTCCGCAGGAAGTTCAAGAAGATCCGACAGGTTTATCCCAATGAGGTAGAAGCCGAGAACGAAAAGGTCGCGATATTTCTCCATGAAAGGCTCAACGGGAAAATTTTTATACTCTCGCATCTCTTTCGCGTTAAGGAACAAATATCTTTGACGTTCCGTCTTGATTTGGAATTTTCTGAATGGGTATTTCGTCGTGACTTCGTTGTCTATCGCCCAATTAAACACGGTTCTTATGTTTCTAAGGTCTATGCCTATACCATTGACGAGCCTTCCTTTGAGCAGCTCTGATGTTTGATAGCGTTCGAGCCACCCGCGATCTATGGTGTCAAAAGTCGCATGAGCGTCGAAACGTTCAATTCTTTTCTTCGTCGTCATGAAAACTTGCTTGGTACTTTCCTTCGCTTTAGTCTTCACATATTCGTCAAAATAGAACAAGATATTCCTCTCTGCCTCCGATGCCGCTCCTCCACTGACAATAGCTTTTAGGTGCGCTTTCATTAGCGGAACGGCCTCTCTGTCGTGATTAATCATGTACTCCTCGGCGGCAGAATAGAGCTTTGTTAGCTTGAAAGTCTTCGCCCGATGATTAGGGACGGAAGAAGGAAAAACGAGCCCGTCAAACTTTTCTGAACTCTTCAAGCCGGTGAAGACTTGAAACCTCTTCTTGTTGTAAGACACGATGAAGTAGACGTATGTCGTCTTGCTTTCAACGTAAGTTTTAATACTGTTCATTGTTGTTTACTCACACGTTTTGCGAGTACTCACACTTTACTCACACATTTACTCACACACTTACCATCAAATTTCAACAGATTTAAACAATTTTTCCCATAAATCAAGCATGAGACTCGAATTAAATGGGGCTATTGAAAAGTGGTTTTGAAGTGTAAGTTGCTGATTTTTAGAGATTTACACAAGGGAGCGGAATACGGGAATCGAACCCGCCTCCCAGGCTTGGGAAAATCGCGATGTGATTTCGTAACGTATTTGTACTCTTGTTTTTACGATTTTTTTATTTTCTATACTCACACGGTTACTCACAAATGAGCCTACGTAGGCCTGTGCGTAACCTTTGTCAATGAGGTTTTTGCCACATAAAAATGCCCTTACATCGTCTTCAGCGCGCCTATGACCTTGAAGACCTTGCGGATGGCCGACTTGGCTATCTCCTGGTCGTCATAGTCCTCGTTGTAGGCGTGCAGGACGAAGTGGTCGTTGTCACTTCCGCCCTTGACCACCTTCACCGTGCGCATGTCGTTCGTGGTCATGATGGCATAGACTTCGTTGAGCGGAAGGAAGCTTTGCCAGTCGTTCACTTCCTTTAGGGCTATGATGTCCCCGTTGCTGATGAACGGCTTCATGCTGTCGCCTGACGTGCGGCACCAGAAGTCGGCCTTTTCATAGCCGGGGATAGAGATGTACTTTGACGGCACGTTTGGCTCGTCGTTGTACATCGCATCGTACCCCAACGCAAAATCAACGTCGTAGAACGGCTTCCCGTCCGCCGTGGCGCTTTGCCCGGCATCACATGGCTCAATCGCCCGTGCCTTGGCCATCATCTCGCCAAGGCCAAATTCCAACCATTCTTTACTTATCCCCGTCGCCTTCTCTATCAAAAGGAAGTCGCGCTTGGTGAAAGGCTGCGTGCCCTTCATCTTTTTGCTGAAATTCCCTGGGTCGATGTTAACAGCTTTTGCGAACCCACTAATACTTAACCCCTGTCTGTTTAAAACCGACAAAATTCTTTCCGTTACGCTATTCATAAGCAAAAAAGTGTTTAGCTTTATCCTTTTTGCCCATTACAATGTGAACAATCGTTAAAACATTGTAATTACATTTGTAAATACTTTGTAGTTACAATTGTTTCCATTACCTTTGCACTTGTCAATCAGTAAAAACAGAAAGACAAAGTAAGGAGGGCCGAGAATAATCGCGGTCTACATATCTGAACAATGCAAAGATAGTGGTTGTTCTTGGCTTCTCCAAACTTTTAATGTTAATAATAAGTAAAAACAAAGTATTTACCAAAATGAAGGCAAGTAAAATACAGGTGAGCGACATCCGAAATATCGGTGCAGGCGGTTCGATCACAGTTGAACTTCCGAGCTATCTTGCATGTATCTCTGCCAAGAATACGGTTAGTTATGTGAAAAAGGCTTATCCGAGAACGGACGGAAACGTCTACTATTGCCGCATTGATGGTTCAACTATTACCATCGGTGTAGCAGAGCCTGATAAGATAAACAGAAGGAAACAGACGATATGAGCGAAATCGTTTTTCGCGGTGCCGACAACCAAGCAATAACAAGTAGCTTGTTGGTTGCTGAAAAGTTCGGGAAAGAGCACAAGCATGTGTTAGAGGCAGTAAGAAACCTCATTAAGGGGAGTGCCGAAAATTCGGCCGTCCTCAAAATGTTCGAAGAAACGACCTACACAAACGAGCAGAACAAAGAGCAACCGATGTTCCTCATGAACCGAGACGGCTTCACCCTGCTGGCGATGGGCTTCACGGGAAAGAAGGCGATGCAATTCAAGCTGGACTACATCAACGCCTTCAACAAGATGGAGCAGGTTATCAAGGAGCAGGCTAAGCCGAAGTCGCAACTCGAAGTGCTCCAGATGTCCATCAATCAACTTGTGGAGCAAGAGCATCGTCTTTCAAGCGTTGAGCGCGATGTCGCTGACGTAAGGAAGTGGATTGACGAAACGAAGCAGGAACGAATTGAAAACGGAAGATTGCTTCTGCAAGCCGAGATTTCCGACAACAAGGTGCCTGAGGTCACGATGCGGAACAAGATCCGCAGGCTTGTCAACCAATATGCGGCAGCGACAAACACTGCGCAAAGGGATGTCTGGCACGACATCTACAACAACCTCTACTACGCCTACGGCATCAGCATCAAGCAGTACAAGGACGCAGATTGCAAAAGCAAATTGGATGTGGCAGAGAAGCATGGGTTCCTTGGAAAGATGTTTGATATTGTGTCAATGCTCGTTGGCTCAAAGAAAGGAGAGTGATGCGCTATGGTAAAAGAAATAGGAAGCGTCTGCAATACTAACGTTAGCGTAATAGGTGCGACTTGCTGCCACGAAGGTGTATGCGAAAAAATAATAACGCTTACGGCATACGACGGATGCGACAAGGAGATTGAGGTTCTGTTATCGCAAAGCGATTGCATTGAGCTCATTGGCGAGTTATCTAAAGCATATTTTTGCCAAGACACTAAATAATACATCACCATGGCACAGGTACGCATCGAAGTGATAGAGAAGGTGGTGACGATGAAGGAAGTCGGGCAGGCGTTCCTTACGACAAAGTCGCTCATGGCCTATCTCGGAGGAGTGAGCAGGTACTTCCTGAAGGACTTGCGAGAGACGGGCGAGCTGCCTTACTACAAGGTGCGTGGCACAATCCTGTACAAGGTGAGCGACGTGGACAAGCTCCTCAAGAGAAACAAGATTACATGATCATTGGTAAATTGTGATATTATACTTGCTAAGAAGCGACTAAGTAGTACGTGAACATTTTATCTTCATGCGTTGTATGTTACGAGTTGATTAGTTCTCTAAAACAAAGTGAAGTTATTTTACCTTAGTCGCAACCCAAGAGTGGGTAGCGGGGTGTGGTTGAGACAGCCAGTCATCCCGAAAAGCCTCCAAGCGAAAGGCGCATGGTCTACGAGGGGTAGGGGAGCCACGGGTTCGATTCCCGATGGGGGCACAAGAGAATGAGAGGAAGAGAGTTCTTTGCTTATTGGTGACAAAATGGATGGCTTGTAAAAAAGTATCGGCGAGCGACCTCATCGTTGCCGTGACCCGAGAAAAGGACGCATGACCATCGAAAGACCTTCCTAAGGCATGAGTAGGGACAAGCGACGGCTAACTACCATCAGACGTTAACGATGGCAAGAGAAGCGTAACCGAAGTATGCAGAAGGCTGCCAGTCGGCTCTCACCGACAGGCAAAGACGATATGAGCAAAGAAACGTCTTACATAAAGCATAATTACTTGCACATGATAAGTGGCGAGTGGTGTCAACAGATGCACGCAGAGGCGAATACATGAGGGTAAGTCGCACAGAGGTGAGGTTCCGAAACCTCCTCGCTACCACATAACAACACATCATTATTAATTTCAAAAACAAACGAGTGAAGATAATAAGAAGCGTCAAGGTATGGCGCAAGAGCATAGATGAACTGAAAAGCCTCGGCTGTTTCGAGTTCGTGAAGGCTGACGAGAATGACCCCCGACAGGTGACGTGCCGTTTCAAGCACGGTGCGACAAAGGGCGCTCCTGTAGCCCACACTGGCGACTATATCGTGCAGTACGAGACGGGGCTATGGCAGAGAATGGGCGCGGCCGTGTACAAGGAACTCAGCTTCTCGCCCAACGCCAACATCAAAGGCTACACTTCAAGGAGCAAATCATGGTAAGGGTGATGCAACACAAGTACACCGACCGCAACGGAACGGAGTACGACAGCAGGGAAGAGTACCTGTACCATCAGATACTCCTCGCGGACAACAGGGTCAGCTGCATCCACAGACAAGCGAAGCTGCAAATTTTCAAGTCTATCTATATGTATGTGCCAAGGCAACTGAAAACAAAGGTCCGGTACGACAGGAGATTGATGGTGAGTGGCCATAGCTACAAACCCGACTTCATCTTCTGGGAAGACGGAAAGCTGGTCGTGTGCGACGTGAAAAGCAAATACACCCACGGACTAAGGGAGTTCCGCATCACGGCAAAGGGCATCATCGCAAAGATAGTGGCGCACAACAGGAAAAGGCATCCAGGCAGCCCGTTGATGATATTCCGCGAGGCTATCCACATCAAGAAGAACGAGTGGAAAATCATAGACTACCCGCCTGACAATTGCCGAATAATACAATAACATCGAAAATGAAGAACGAACAAACCATTTCGCCGGAACGGCAAAAAGACTTGCAGAAACTTGCAAACGCTATCTCGTCGCTCGTTAAGACCGTGCTTGGCGTGGCCAACAACGCCGCGTGGATGGCGTGCCTGGAAGCGCTCGACAAGGCGAAGATGCACCCGAGGTACCGCAAACGCTCACGAGACGGCAAGCCAATCAAGTGGCTCTTCAAACGGGCGGTGGAAGCACACAAGGCTTACGAGAGGGCACTTCTGTATGGCGGACCGCCATACTTCTTTAGGCTGAATGACCTGCCTCCAGCCGCAAGGAAGGCGTTTGGCGACATCAGCGACGCTGACTATTACGACCTGTGGACAGCGATAGGAGCTAAGACATACGAGAAGTCAAGGACGTTCGTCACGTGCCTTGCCAACAAGTTCAGGGTGAGCATGGAGCAACACGGCATAGAAAACGCGGATATTTGCTCATGGGTCACCACTGCCACAACCTGCCTGAAGATTGCCCTCCAGGTATATGAGTCGGCATTGAGAAGCGCTGGAAAGGTGGCATGCAACATGACTATAAGCGACCTCGACAAGGTGTTTCACCCGTTCTCTCTTGATGTTGTCCTCAAATTGTGGATGGAAGCGGAGTTCGCGCTTGAACCAGCTATCGACATAGACATCGACGACCCGGTCGAAAAGAAAAACTTGCAGTTGAGCATTCAGCAGGTGGAAGAGCAGTGGATGAGCTTCGAGTCGATGTATGGTTCCGCTGCCGAGGTGTTCGACCAATACGATGACGTGTGGCGCACACCAGGCGAGCAGAAGAAGTCCATCAGCAACGTCTTGGAACTCATGAGAAACTGCGAAGAGGAAGGCGAAAGAAGACTTTAAGACTTGATCCCACAAGGTGTTTTACCATTTTTGCACCTTGCACGGTGCCGCGAACGAGCTCACTGGGAAGGAGCAGGCTTTTGGGGTCCGAAGAGGCAGGGCGTGACAGCCATCTGCCAAATCGGCTGATTGTGGCTCTCGGTATCGGAGCGGCACCATTTTTAGAGACATACGTGCTTTCATCTTGCGCATGGGCACGCTCTTCATGGTTGATTTGATAGTTTAAGTTTGTTAGACAATGGGCGGCGGTCGGCATCAGCGCAAGGGGTGCCACGGATTAAAAGCGTCGGAGACCGTCGCCCTGTTTCCGCAAAACCAGACCAGGCATGAAAAGGAGAATACATAAGGACTGCCCGTTCACGGCAGACGAGATAGACGGGTTTTACACAGCCCTGTACAACGTCAACACATCGTTCAGATGCTGCAACCCAGCCCCTGTCATTTGGGCGGCAGGATGGCAACGCAACGAGTGCAGGAAGTGATTGCCATGACACTTGGCCGACGGTGCGGGTGGCTAAACAACGGCAAGGTGTTTAAAAGTGAATAGTTAACAACATAATGATTCGAGTTTTTATTGCTTTGGGCTTTACGCCTTCACCCGCACCTCTTTTGATTTTTTATTCATAGTTCTATATAAATTGGTTCAAGGGGGCGCTTTGTCCAATGCGAGACGGCTGTCAGTAAGCCCCGCTGACGATAAGGGGAACACTCCGTGAGGAGTAGCCCTGAAAGTTTGGCGAGCCGTCTCGCCCATGGGGTTGCGGTGCGGGCAACAGGTGAGCCGCACAGACCTACAAACGAGGAGCACGCCTTGCTATGTTTTGCTCCGTCTATTTGTGGCGTGTGTACCAAGTCACTGGGAGGTCACAACCGAGCACGGTCCGAATCCGTGCAACCTCGCAACACTCAAGATGTTTTTTGGGGACAGCGTCGCGAGACGCTCCATGGTTTCTTTTTTTGTTTTTTGTGAAACAAAGAGGGCAGCGGCCCTCAACTCCAGGCGATAGCGTGCTAATCGGATAGGCACGAAGCGAGAAATCGCGTAGGACATTAGAAGGTTCGACACCTTCCGTCTGGGCAGGCAGACAGACACGGATAGCGCGCTAATCGGATAGGCGTGGAGTTTTAGACAGCAGTGGCGCATGCTCCACTGTTTCATAGGGACCTCGCACATTAGGCGGTTCGACCCCGCCACGTGTTGTCTGCCAAAAGCCGCATATAGGGTGTTAAACGGATAGGCACCGGCCTATGATACACTTCTGTTATTTGTTCGTTCACGCAGAAGGCGCTTACGGGTATTAGGGCATTACACGGTTCGACTCCGTGATGCGGCACTATATGAAGAGAATTTTTTACCTAATTTACTTGATTTGCTTAGTCTTCTTGGTCGTGCTCGTTGAGGTGGTAAACTTCACCTCGCGGGCACTGACAGGGAAGCGGGCTATTAATCGTTTTCAGTTATGACTATCATCGTATTCGCTTGCGCAACAACATTCGTGTGCGCTATCGTCGGAGCATGGCTCGGCGATTGTGTCGCTCGCTTCCTCGGACTTGTTAAGGATGAAGACAACGAAGATGAAGAGTAACGACGCGCCAGACATCAACGAGCACGACAGGGCGCTCATCGACAGGGCGCGCAGCCAAGAGTGCTATCGTGACTTCGGAAAGGTCCACGCCCTCATGAGAGAGGCGGAAACAGAGAAGGGGAAAGAAATCCTGCACGGCATAGCAAGCGACTATTACCACGCAGAGGAATGGTCGTGCGGGATGCTTTAACCGCTAATTCACTAAAAAAATCAAACAATATGGAAAACTTAAAATCACACACAGGAAAGTTCTATGAGGTGACAGCAAAGATGGCCGAAACGCAGGAGGATGGCGCAACGAAAGATGTCAAGCGCACCATTGCCGTTGAAGCGGAATCGTTTGGCGACGCAGAGAGCAAGGCTCTTGAAGAGTTCGTCGGAACAGACGTAGACGTGACGAACATCAATGTCGCAAAGTACAAGGAGGTGTTCCTCTCTGACAACGTCAACGACGAGAACTTCTACAAGGCAAAGCTGTCGTTCATTGTCTTGGACGAGAAGACGGAGAAGGAGAAGCGTTCAAATGTCGTCTATCTCGTTCAGGCGAAGACGCTCAACACAGCCCTCAAATACATTGATGACGTTATGAGCAGGACAATGATGGACTACGAGAGCGTCGGTGTCGTGGGAACGGGCATCGAAGAGTTTTATCTCCGTGAACAATCGTGAAGCCTATGGAAAACAAGAAGATTGAATCATTAAGGCAGCTTCACGACTGCCTTCTCTTTATCCCACGCAAAGAGGCGATCGAACTGCAAAAGTTCGCCTTGTGGCTTAATTACCGCGATGGCGTTGGACGGAAGCTCGACAGGGAAACGTTGACTTTCAAGAACAGGCCGGAGTTTTAACAGACATCCGGCATAAATTAGCTACAAATCCAGTAAAACTATAAAGAAAGAATGACAACACAGGTTACAACAACACAGAATACAAGCATGTCGCTTGGCGAGCTTATGCACTCGCCTGCCGTGGTTGGAAAACTCAACGAGGTGTGGAATAGCCCACAGATGGCAAACAGTTTTATGAGCTCGGTTATCAGTGTGGCTAACGGCAACCCACAGCTCCGACGCGCTGAACCCATGAGCATCATTGGCGCAGCGATGGTTGCGGCAACAATGCAGTTGCAGGTTATCCCAACGCTTGGTCAGTGCTACATCATCCCCTATGGAAGCAAGGCCCAATTTCAAATTGGCTACCTCGGCCTGCTCCAATTATGCCAGAGAAGCGGCCAGTTCAAGAAGATTCTTGCCGCACCTGTACATGAAGGCGAGTATGTGTCAGGTGACGAGTTCGATGAAGATTATGTTTTCGACAAGAAACAGAAGAAGTCTGACAAAGTTATTGGCTACATGGCCAAGTTCGAGCTTCTGAACGGCTTTACAAAGGTCGCCTATTGGGATATAGACAAGGTGAAAGCGCATGCACAGAAGTTCTCGCAAGCATACAGAAACGGCTATAACTCGCCATGGAAGTCGGACTTTGACGCTATGGCGCAAAAGACGGTTCTCAAATCTATATTGAAATATGCGCCTAAGTCTATTGAGATGCAAAATGCCGTCACCTTCGACCAAGCGGTTGTAAACACCAATGTTTCCGATGTCCAAGACTTGGATATAGACGCTTTCGCTCCTGAGTATGTTGACAACCTCGAAAGCGAGAAGAAGGAAAATCTCGCCGCCAAAGCTGCTGAGGCAACAAAACAGGAAGCCGCCGCTAAGAAGGAAGAGAAGAAATGATCACCAATCAGATAATGAAACGTCCGCTCGCCAACTTTACGGTTGAACAGCGGACAAAGGACGGGTATTTTAATAGTACCGAACTTTTGAAGTCTTGGAACGCCGCAAATTCTTCCAATAAGGAATTGAAGGATTATCTATCCAACAAGACTACGCAAGAATTTATAAAAGCCCTTTGTGAAGAAGAAAATCTAAATGGGGAGAAAAGTCCCTATTTGGCTTCGAGAGGTAAGAACGGTGGTACTTGGATGCATCCTCTTCTTTTTATCGACTTTGCGATGTGGCTCAATCCAACTTTCAAGGTGAAAGTGTTGCGGTTTGTTTATGACCAGATGCTGACATATCGCAACGAGGCAGGAGACGCTTACAAGGAGTTAGCATCTGCCATGAGCAAAATTTGCACTCCGCACCAAATGAAACGTTACATGCCAATTCTTGGGAAAGGGATAAACTACATCGTGACAGGTAAGCATGAACAACAGCTCAGAAACGAGTATGGTACGGAAGAGACGCAAAAGGAATACTTCGAACTCGAAAAGCAGGTTGCCATGCTCATTAATGAGGGGTTCTTGAAAACTCCAGAAGAAGTTGCGAATTACCTTCGCCGCAAGTTTCAAAAGAAATACTTTTAGCCTATGATCACCGACAACATCGAACAACGCTCCTTGGATTGGTACCGTTCACGCATGGGCAACATCTGCGGGAGCAAGGTCGCTGACATCATGAAGACTGGAAGGAGAAGAGACGAGAAGTTTGGCGACACCGCAAAGAGTTACATCTTGCAGGTGGCCGCCGAACGCCTCTTCAACCAAGACTTCCTCAACGATAACGATGTCTTCCAAGACTACCTCGACCAGACGAACTACACCACCAAGGCCATGCAGTGGGGCGTTGAGCAAGAGGAAGCGGCCAAGTCGCTCTTCCTGTCCATGAACAACGACAGCGGCAATGAGCTTGTCTATGCCGAGCTTTCGTCGTGCAAGCATGACATCATCCCGCACTTTGCGGCAAGCCCTGACGGACTTGTCTATCGACGCGGAGAAGAAGGCCAGTACACGCTTGAAGTCAAATGCCCCAACCTCAACACTTACATGAAGTACCGCACGTTCATACATGATGCGCCTTCGCTGAAAGAGGTTGAGCAGAAGTACTATTGGCAAGTGCTGGCCGAGATGAGCTGCACGGGTGCCGTGGGCGCATATTTCATCGCTTACTGCCCGTGGCTCACAAAGCCGATACACTGGATCAGCATCGAGCGAGAGGATGTGATGGGCGACATCAAGCTCTTAGAGGAGCGTGTGGTTCTTGCTAACCACATGATAGACGAAATCATCAAATAACAATAACAGCAAAACGACAATGAATTTACAGGTAACAGGAGTAGTAACGAAGATACTCCCAAAAGCAGAAGGCGTTTCAGGCTCCGGCAATCAGTGGGCCAAACAGGAGTTCATCCTCACCACACAGGAGCAATATCCGAAGACTATTTGCTTCACTCTGTTCGGGCAGGATAAGATAGACCAGTTCGCCCTGAATGTCAACGAGCAAGTGACAGTCAGTTTCGACATTAAGTCTCGTGAGTACAATGGCCGTTGGTTCACGGATGTCAACGTATGGAACATTGCGCGGCCAGGCGGTCAGCAACAGCAGTACCAGCAACAGTCGCCATTGGCCGCTCAGCAACAGGCCAACAACGGACAGATGAATCAGATGCAGCAAGCGTCGGGGGGCGACCCATTTCAGCAGGCCGCTAACCAAGGAGGAGGCAAGAAGGACGATGGCTTGCCTTTCTGACAAGGCAAAGGATGGTGTGAGGCTCCTTCTTGAAGCCTTCCCAAACTCGCAAGTCATGTTAATTGAATAAATAAGGATGAAGCCCCGTGATACGCACTCTATAAGGCGTTGAGCGGGGTTTCTTTACAATGCGAAAAGAATGTTTATACATGATGCCCTTTTTGACAAGGTGGGAGACCAGATAGTGATGAATGTTCTTTTCTATCTTGTTAGGATAGCTGATGAAAATGGCAATGTGCACGAAAGCTATTCTGACATAGGAAAAGCGGTCGGTTATTCCAAATCTACCACCTATAGGTGCGTGAAAAAACTACTCAACATCGATGCCCTAAAACTATTAACAGATATTAACAGAAACGACACTGAAACGCTCGTGAAACGCTCGCGAAACGAAAAATGCGTTATAAGCGTCTGTAATATAGCAGCTTACAAAAGGGGCGAAACGCTCGTGAAACGCTCGCGAAACGATACTGAAACGATTTCGCAAGAAAAACAAGCCCGAAATCATGAGCAAAACAAGGGCGAAATATTCTTCGAAGACGAAACAATGAACGAAGCCATAAAGAAATGGCTAAAGTATAAAAAAGAGAGGAAACAGACATATAAGCCGATGGGGTTGGCCGTGCTAAAGACAAAACTTCTAAAGCTGTCTCATAACGATGGTGAAACAATGATGAAGATTGTTGAACAGTCAATAGCAAACAATTATCTCGGCCTCTTCCCCCTAAAAGAAGAATTGAGTACGCCATCTAACATAGGAGTGGTACTACACAACTCAAAAGATAAAGATTATACTAAAGGACTTTGGTGATATGGATATTGATTTTAAGAATATTGTAGAAAGATTCCAGGATGGAGCAAGTATTCCGCTCCCGGATGTTGTAAACTTGCGCATACCGAACGCGGAAAAACGCCTTCGGGCTGGACTTGACTATTTCGTCAGAGTGTTTTCAAGGGGCGGAGTCAAGTGCGCTGCATGGAACGAGAATAACTATAGGCCAATCGTCGATTGGATGTCAGACAATAAAGGAAGAGGCTTGCTGATGATCGGAAATTGCGGACTTGGCAAAACGCTTATCGGGAAATACATACTACCATATCTCATGCGCGACTCTTGCGGAAGAATATTGAATGTGTTTAATGCACAAGAACTCAACACAAGGCCTGATGAAATCATGCGCTATCACCTTATTTATATTGACGATATAGGAACAGAGGACGTATCAAACATCTACGGCAATAAACGAATCCCGTTTATGGAACTTTGCGATGCAGTTGAGCAAAAAGGCAAATTGCTCATTTGCTCCACAAACTTAACTCTTGATGAGCTCTCTCGGAAATACGGTGACAGAACAATAGATAGATTAAAGGCTACAACTAAGGTGGTCCCGTTTGTCGGTTGCTCTCTAAGAAAGTGATGCTTATGGCAAACGTTAACGAACAGGCCGAGAAGTGGGCGAGCAGCCACCCCGAAGCCACTACGAAAGAAGCATATCTCGCCGGCTATTGGCAATCTACCGAAAACTGGTGCAATAGAAAAAGATAACAACAAACACATTGACTATGAAACAGACATCAACAATCGACTTCACAACGAACGTCACGACAAGCGAGGCGTTTGTGTACATCGGACGGTTCGCAGCCGTCATCTTCAAGAACATGTTCAACGGCATAGATAAGGCCGCTCATCGTTGGCCGTGGGCGTTCATCATGCCCATCATCATCGCTTCTGTCGTCACATGCTTTGTCCTCGTGGCCCAGGCGCGTGCCGAGCGTGACCACTACAATCAGCTCAACGCTCACCTCCAACAACAGGTGGACAGCTACAAGGCCGCATTTGGCGAGGAAGGGGGGTGAGAAATGAGTAATCCGAAATATATCCCTGGGGATTTGGTGATGTATGATGGTAAAATCTGCAAAGTTGAAGAGATAAAGAATAATTATCTATTTAAGACGAAGAACTATACTTTGCAATTCCCTAATAGTAATTCATATAGTGTTGAAGAAAAAGATATTACTTCAATACCTATTACACCAGAGATTCTTGAAAAGAATGGATGGAAGAAAGAAAATGTAGGATATTCGCCTAAAAACCAAGACCCCATCTTCCTTTATAAGGATAATGGCGGAGGTTGGGCTGTAGAGATTGGTGATGAATTTATATCGGTTATCTCTTTTGTTCATCAACTCCAGCAACTTCTCTTTATTCTTGGCTTAGATAGCAATATGATTGTTTAGCAGCCTTCGGGCTTAAATAGTAGTGATAAATTAACTAAATAATAGAATTATGTATAAAGACATTTTAGGTAAGAAGTGCATCGTGAGAAGCTATGATGCTGGTGTTTATTTCGGTACAGTAACTAATGTTGAAGGTGAGACTGTACGAGTGGAGAAAGTACGTAACATCTGGCAATGGGAAGGCGCTTCTTGTCTTTCTCAGATTGCTAATGGTGGCATCCGTGATGGCAAGGTTAGCCCCGTAGTTGGGTCAATGGTGCTAAATCGTTGCTGTCAGATTATCCCTTGCACGGACAAGGCAATTACTAACTTGGAAGGACAGAAAGAATGGAAGTATTAACAGATGAGAAAATCAGAGCATTTCTCGCTTTAGATATTGGCAATGGCAATGGCGATGGCAATGGCGATGGCAATGGCGATGGCAATGGTAATGGCTATGGCAATGGCGATGGCGATGGCGATGGCTATGGCGATGGCAATGGCTATGGCAATGGCTATGGCAATGGCGATGGCAATGGCTATGGCTATGGCAATGGCAATGGCTATGGCTATGGCGATGGCTATGGCAATGGCTATGGCAATGGCTATGGCTATGGCGATGGCTATGGCGATGGCGATGGCTATGGCAATGGCGATGGCTATGGCAATGGCAAAGGAGTAAAAGAAATCAATGGTAGTACTGTCTATAATATAGATGATACTAATACGATAATTACATCTATTCGTGGTAATGTTGCACAAGGATTTATCATTGAGAAGAATACTAAGCTCGCCCCTTGCTTCATTGTTAAAGAGAACAACACATTTGCTCATGGCAATACCCTGAGAGATGCTTTTACATCTTTGCAAGAAAAGTTGTATGATGATAGCACAGAAGAAGAACGCATTGAAGCTTTCACGAAGAAGTTCCCTTCATACGATACCAAGTATGACAACAGAGACCTGTTTGCTTACCACCACGTCCTCACTGGTAGTTGCCGTATGGGCAGAGAATCCTTTGTTAGTAGCAAGGGTTTGTCTCTTGATGATAAGACATCAGTCAGAGAATTTGTAGAGTTAACGAAGAATGCCTATGGCAGTGATATTATCAAGAAGCTTCCTAAAGCATACGGAGTGACAGATTAACTAACCACCTCTCCTTGGTGACAGCAGGGAGAGGGTTAAAAGATTGAAGAAAGATGAATTTAATAGAGTTACGGAAAGAAATTTCCGCTATGATAGCAAAGCATGGCGGTAACACAATAGTCGTCAGACAAGACAGTCAATCTTGGATAAAAGACATCAATCGTTTGCAATATGCAAATATTGATGGCAAAGAAATGGTTATTATTAATTAAAAGATAAAAATATGACACGTGAGGAAGCAGCTAAGTTATTGCCAATCTTGCAAGCGTTTGCGGAAGGTAGGCAGATTGAAGGTATTTATAAAGGTCTTAAATCACCTTGGATGAGCATAGAAAATCTGGAGTTAAATGAAGGTATGGAATTTCGCGTCAAGCCAGAGCCAACCTACAGACCCTTTGCCAACGCAGAGGAGTGCTGGAAGGAAATGCAGAAGCATCAGCCGTTTGGGTGGATGAAAGTGCAAGGCCAGTACAGATTAATAGTGCGGCTGGTTGACGGTATCTTCCAAATTGATAAAGCAGACTCCGTAACGAGTTTCAAGGAAGCCATGAGATATTGCAAATTCGCAGACGGTACGCCCTTCGGCATCAAAGAAGAGGAGGAATAAACCATGAGCCACACTGCACCAAAATGCGAGCAATGCCTGCTCTACGACCAAATCAAGTGCGGTTGCAAGGAGCAAGCATCTCCAAACTACGGCGGTCAAATATCACCGTTCACGCCTGCTTGCGGCTGCTTCATGTCAACACATGGAGTTTATAGCCGGAAGAACAAACCGAAGAAATGGCGCAAGGTACGCACTCTTGACGATATGTGCGACCCAACAGCAAGATTAATCTAACCAAATATCACGAATAAAACCATCAAAACAAATGAAATCCATCAACGATGATGTCATACGCATCGAGCGGTTCTCGAAGAACCGTTATGAAGCCTACAAGAAGAAAGGAACTCCTTTCCATGTTGTTTGCGGCAATGGTCGCCTATGTGAAGTCAAGGCTTTCGATTGTGGCAAGAACAAAGACCAGGTGTTTGTCGAATACTTCTATAAGTATTGTGGCCGGGACCACATAGGCGGATACTACGCCAATCAAAAGACTGGCTGCACCGAAGACAAGGATCAAGACAGCAAGCTATTCATATACCTCGGCCCGTGGTTCAAGAAAGGTGACCTCGTTGTGCGAACAACAGACGGAACAAAGGGGCGTACCATTTTCTTCTGGCATGGCATCATGCCGAAGGAGAATATGCGTCTTGAAGGCTTGGCCATGTATTCTCAACATGACGATATGCACGGCTCGCAATTCTCACGACACACAACGGGTTACCCGATGAAAAGAGATGGCCGGGACAGTGAACTCCTAATTCAGCGCTTCCGCCTCGCTACCGACAAGGATGTCACCGACTACCGCAAGGAACTACGCGAGCACCGCTTCACGTGGGAAGACGACGGGCGCATCTACCATTACCCACATGTGGGTGACCACTATTTTGAAATCTTCTTCAACCATGGCGTGGCCGACTTCCGCGAGCGTGTCATGGATAGCGAAGACAACCGTCCCGAAATATCACGTCTCATCATGGAGTGCGACATGACTTTTGACAGCGAGTTTCGCGAAAGGCACGTCCGAGAACGAGTGGAAAAAATCAACAAGGCTCTCGGGCTTGCAAGCGAATAAGCGCACGCAAACTACGAGCGAGATACTAAGAGATTATATTGGATAAACATCAAATATCATGAAGGACTTTTTCAAACGCCTGCGCACTGCATGGGCGGTGCTCAGAGGAGATTACAAGTGGGTGGCAGATAACGCTGACGATCTTTCCGCTATTATCAACGGCCGTCGCGTAGACAAGAGTTTCCCTGCTACAGAAGAGGAGGACGCAAGATTAACATCGGCAGGGCAAATACTTTCAAAGAATATTCCATTCATCGCAATATGGAAGCTTTTAGGAAATTGTTATGTATCCTACTGCGGAACAGAACAAGAGCTTGAAGAGCTAAAGAACCAAGAAATAACGATTGATTAACATGGAGAACAAAGACAACAAACAGGAGAGAAGAGTTGAGGTCAGGCGCATCACCGCATGGCAAGAGGTGTTGAATGCCGCTCGCTTCACCCAACGTAAGGCCCCGCTTGACAAGGAACCGAGCGATGAGTTTAAGTTGAAGATCATTCGTGCCGAGCACTCGCCACTTCGGGCGTTGATGTTCACGATTGATTTCTACGACATTCCTTATTACGTGAGTGTTCACCTCTGCCGACACGTTCACGCACAACCTTTCGTAAGCACGTCGCGGCCCGACATCGACGGCAACATGAAACCGCGAGAGGAGCAGAAGAAGACGGACAGGGTTAACATGCGCCTACTGGTTAACGCCCAGGAGATAATCAATATCTCCCGTGTGCGCTTGTGTAACAAGGCCGAGAGTGAGACACATCTTTGGTGGCGCGAGGCCATGAGAGAACTGATGAAGACCGAACCACTTCTTGTGCGTGCTTGCGTGCCTAACTGCACGTATCGCGGCTTCTGCCCAGAGCTGAAACCTTGCGGACTGGCCGAAGGAAAGATATTCGAGGTCAAGCACGACATTTACATTTACAATCTAAAACACGTAAGCCATGATTGACAAAGGAAAAATCGCATCTGTTGTCGGCAAATATGCAGACGATTACAATCTCGGCTTAGTAGCCGTTGATACTCCAAACGAGCAGATTGCATCGCTTGTACAGACGCTGCGCAATTCGCTTGAACAAGGGATTTACCTTGGACAAGAGATGTTTCTCAAATCCCTTTGGCACACAGCAGGCGAACAGCCGGACGTTAAGCTCGAAGGGCATGTAATCTGCGAGACAAACGAAAAAGGAGAAGCAAGCCTTGCAATGGTGGCAAATATTAATGCGGAGACATGGAAAGCCTATGTTAGTATTAACAAAGTCGCCTTTTGGTTTTACTTAGACGACTTAATATATAAGAATGAGGAAGACAGCGATGAGGGAGTATAAGGTTGGCGAGCGTATCGTGATTGAAGTTGTAGAGGGCAATAAGTGTGAAGAGTGCTTCTTTGCAACAAGTACAGGAGCTTGCATTGCATATAGCAATTATCCATGCGCTGCACGAAGTCGCAAAGACCACAAAAATGTAATTTATAAACAAGTAGAATAAAAAATGGACGAAGGAACATCCAACAAAGTTATTGAGCTGAACGACAAGCTCAGCGAGCTGGAAACGCTACAATCAGCGTTGACCACCGCATCGCTCGAACTGCGTCTTCCGACGGGCGCATTGTTCAAGATGAGCAAGAGGACCTACATGCAGAACTTGCTCGACCGCTACACGGTGATGGTGCAAAAGGACGTAGAGGAAGAAATCAACGCAATCAAAAAGCAGATTGAAGCACTATGATAGAGAACATCATCAAGAAGATGCTGCGCAAGTGGTTGAAGAAGAAGCTCTACACCAGCGGAGACAAATTGAGCCTTAACATAGATAGATTTAACTGGGTTTTCGGCTCGCCACTCCACAAGTGGAAAGGCCGTATTTGGGTCGTCAAGAACAACCCTTATGCGAGCAAGGACTTCTGTAAGCAAGTGTACAAAGAGTATCTTAACAAATAGCTATGGAAGGAAAAAGAATTAACATTGCGGATATTCTCCGCTACGTGCCGAAAGGCACACGGCTGTATTCGCCCGTCTGCGGATATGTGGAGCTATTGGAAATAGACAAGTTTGACCGGATAGCTTGCAACCCTCCTGAAGTGAGAACCCCAAAGCCTACTTTTCTGTTCAATGCCGACGGCACGGCCTATCTTGGCGAGTGCGAGGTAAAGATGAAAGGCGAGTGCATGTTGTTCCCATCTCATATCTGCCGCAGCTGGAACGCCTTTTATTTCCGTAGCGGCGAGTACGTCTCCATTGATTTCTACTATTCGTATGGCGAAAAGCTGACGTATGTCATCCTCTATCGGGAGTCTTATGCGTCTATCCGTATCGATGCGTATGCCGCGCTGAACGTGAACGGCAAGACTTTTAGGACTGACTGGCAGAGCGACTTTCTTCCCATGGCCTTTGAGGAAAGGGAAATGGTAGTGCGCCCAGCTTCGGATGACGAGATTAAGATGTTCAATGGGGCGATGGACAAAGCGGGATATGTGTGGAATGCCGAGACTAAGGAACTGTCCAAGCATTCACGTTTCAAGCCTTTCGACAAGGTAGTAGCACGTGATAACTATGACCATAAATGGCAATGTGATTTCTTTAGTCACTTTGATAAGGATTCAGACGATGCTGATTGCGTTATATGTGTTGGTGGATTGTATTATGAAGTCCTTCCTTATAACGAGGAGACTGCTAAACTGGTTGGTACAACTGATAATTGGGAGTGTTAGTTATGGACGAAAAGAAGATAGAAGAAGCAAAGAAAGCTTTTATTGCCGACAAGAAAATTCTAGGCATCGAGGCAATGAATGATTTGGCTTGTGGCTTCAAGGCAGGTGCTCACTGGGCAATCGAGCAGTTCTTGAAAGACCTGTGGCATAATGCCGAGGAAGAGCCAGACAAGGGTAAGGTTCTTATCATTCGTTTTGATGCCGGCTATGCTTATTTTGGATTCAAGGTCTCAATGGCTTGGCGAGAAGAACCTTGGGAGCATTCAATTAGCAGATGCAAAATCAATCAGTGGGCTTATCTGTCAGATATTCTTCCAAAGCAGGAAGGAGGTGACGAATGATTAAGCTATCTCTTGATCGCCACGATTTTGTGGCAGCCGTGGAAGGCTTCGCACGCGGTTCTCACCTCCGCCAGCACGTATGGCGAGAAATCGTGTTCAAGTCCATTCCGCAGATGAGCGAGGATGAGATGGACTTCTTCTGGTTCATCTTTAGACGTAACCTTTGGGACTGTTACTTCGGAGGGTTTGCCAATAGAGTAGGCGCAGAAGACTACCTTCATGTGCTTGCCGCCTTACACCGAGGAAACCGCTCGTATGTGCGCTTCAAGCCGAGAGGTGACGGAAAGAAGTACAATGCTCTCTGCTACACGTTCATGGGCAAGCTGCGCCCACTGTACTTTAATGGTGAAACGGAGTTACAATGCTTTGACGACTTTGTTCCTGGCGAGTGGGTGCTAAAACAGAAGCAGCTCCCCATGCCAGAGAACAAGTACGTACAAGACTCCATGCTGGAGCTGTGGCATGATTTGTCAATCTATAACAAAGAGGATTTAGTATGAAAAAGAAAATCAAAGTTTACATGCTGGCAACACAATCGCCAGGCAGCTTCGGTGTCTACACGTTGGACAAAGTGTATTGCTTCCCTACTCATGAGGAACGGCGTGATTTTATGGAAAAAACAATCGGAAGAGATTTTGTGTGCGACTGCTTTGATGATGAAATGGAGGTGGATATATGAAAATCAGACTTGCTAAGAAGATTGCGCTTACTCCTATCAATAGGCTTGCTCCAAAATGGCTCGCCGCTGCCTTCGTGGGGGGCAAAGATGGAAGAATTGCTATCGCACTAAGAAAAGCAGAAAAATATGGAAGAAAACACTAAAGTAGGCAACACCTACTACATCGGCCACATCTCTTGTGACACGAAAAACGCCATGATGAAGGAGATTGCCGACTTCATCAATGACTACGAGTACACGCTCCTTCATGCCGAAGCAAGCGAGTTCTTTAACTCGGTCAAGGCCAGCATTGACGATATATGCGCCAAGCACAAGCGATGCAAGCCTGTGCAACTGCAAATGTCAACAGGCTTCTTTTGCGTCAACATCTACGCTCGCAAGCCTGGCTCCGATACATCTATCATCAGCATCACGTTGAACGAGGTGCTGAGAGTGCTAAAAATAAAATAACATGAAATTTATATGCAATTATGAAAGTAAGATTTAAGAGACTACACCCTAACGCCGTCATCCCGACAAAGGCGCACGATGACGACTACTGCTACGACTGCTATGCGGTCAGCGAAGAGGAGATCGCGCCTAACGTGTGGAAGTACGGACTTGGCTTCGCCTTGCAAGCGGTCACGGACGACGAAGAGAATGACCCGGATGATTACTGGATCAATCATTGTCTTACCCTATGCTTCACTGGTCGGCCGCGTTCTTCGATATGGGAGACGGGAATGATTCTGTCAAACTGCCTCGGCACGATAGACAAAGGCTACACGGGCGAGATTTCTATGGTGTTCTACCATGTCATGCCTAATATGCCACGCTATAAGGTTGGCGACAAGATTTGCCAACTTCACAAAGACGTGGCCGAACGTCTCGAATTTATTGAAGTAGACGAGCTCCATAAGACCGACAGAGGCTCAGGAGCGTATGGCTCAACAGGTAGAAGATGACGGCATTTCAAAAGACCCCGAAGGAAGTCGAAGACTACGTCGTTGCGCATATCAACGACCGCCCAAGGGCGAAGGTCGCTAAAGACTGCGGCGTTTGCATGTCAACGCTATATCGCATCATCCGGCAACACGGAGGCGAGTTAAGGCATGATCTTTCAACCAAGCACGAGAACATAGAGGAAACGATACGCGAACTGTGGCCGACAATGACCGCAAGTGAAATATCTAAAGCTACTGGCATCAGTAGGTCTGTTGTGATACGTTGGAAGGGTAGGCTCGGCTTGAAACATTCGTCTGAAACGGAAAGCCGGATAAAAGAACAGAGAGCCGAGAAGTTCCGCCTTGCTAAGCTGACGATGGATCGGTCAAAGATGGCCGCATCATGGATGCACACAAGACGCATGGACGAATGGCGCGCCCTGGGAGGCATGAAGCAGAAGACGAAGTTCAAGATAAAGGTCGTACCAAACAAGACATACCGTGTCATGTGGTACCTCTCGAAGAAGTATAACTACTTCTTTGAGAACGACAAGACTACCGTCTACTTCGATTCAATGACAGCAAGGACGAAGAATGAGAAATACTTCATCGAGAAGTATGGCATCCGCTTTGAGGAAGTGGACGGCTGAAGCTAAAGAAGGGGCGGCTACTCGGCAATGGGTGGTCGCCCCTTTTTGCGTTTATGGGTTCAAGTCACGGAACACGTCTCCTCCGTTTCCGAGAAACGCTTGGCACTCGTCAAATATCTTGTCGTTGAAGTCATCGCTTGTCATGTGCGGGAACCACTTGCGGATTTTCTTTCCGTGCCGTCTTTCCATCTCACCCCAAAGCACAAGCCAGTCATGCAGCGTCACTCTTTGCTGCGACTTGTTTAGTTTCCAATAACGTTCCGCCTTGTCTTTGGAGCGCTGGAAACCGATAAGAGCAAGATGAAACCCTGATAGAAAACCATCATAGTGGCTTCCAGAAACCTCCGACTGGACTTGCTTCATCATCAGTAGGCGTTGATTTCCGCCCATGTCAACATCTGCTCTCTCAGCCATGATGGCTACAACATTCTTGATGGCGTTGATGTCGTCACTTGCCATTACTTTTCTTAGCGTCTCGTTCATAATTAATTATGCTTGTTTATGGTTTGCTGTTACAGGATTTACCCTCCCACCGCAAGTCATTCCGTGAGCAACGACTTTAGCTCTGCGAAACCGTCCGTGGTTATGTTTATGCTCCTCTTGTATCTGCCATATCCATGATACACAATCTTTTCTTGTTTTACCTTTTGTTGAACTAACTCTATTGTAACGTTACGGGCACAAAATTAGCGAGTTACGACCACAAAGGCCATAACTCGCTCACACATTCTGTTTCTCGCTGATAACAAGAGAGATAAGGTGAAAGGAGGGAGGCTCATGTTTGAGCATGTAGAAACAAAAAGCCTACCTCGATGTGAGGTAGGCCGAAATATTTATTCTTCTTTATTTGGCTTTCGTCTAAGAACGAAGATCATAGAGCAACTGGTTGTAGTTTCTATCAGCGTTCTATCAATTTTCTATCATCATTTTATCAATTAGTTATCAGACAGTTATGTCCCGTTGCTAAGATTTACTGCTTCTTTCTGTTGCGCATGAAGTGTAAGATGTCCCACTTCTTCCAATACCTTGTGTGGCCACGTTTCTTGCATTGGCCGTTGGGTATGTCGCCTTTTGCCACCATTCTGTTGAGCGTAGCATCGCTGACGTGAAGCTTATCTTTCACCTCCTCCGTGCTCATCATCGGGTTCATCATGTTGGGCAACACGTCCTCGCACAACTCCTCTATGTCATCGTCACTCATACCGCAAGCCGTCACCTTCTCGCCCTTCTGTTGCTGCTCCCAGGCTTTCATGCAGCTCTCGTGAAGCGACTTGAAAAGCATGGCTAACGTGTAGTAATTGAACACCTTCTTTCTCATATCAAGCGTGTTTTTGTGAATTTTCCGTAGAATTGGCAGTCAAGAGAATAGTTTCCTGCCCAAACAGGTGTTCTGGAGAAACCAACCAATCACCCAATAAGCATAGAAAACCGCCGTCATGACAATTATCGTCATGCAAGACGTAACCATTTCGTTTGTCGTGTACCATGACCAGTAGGTGATGTGCACGGCATTAACACCGAAGTAATAGAAGAACGGGATGCGGTAGAGCCAGCACAGCCAAAAGAACCTGCTGAACACGATGAGGATAATGGGCAAGACATACAACATCGCATAGATGAAGGCGTAGCTCGGCCAGTGCTCCGAATGGACAACAAACATCTCTCGTGGGTTGTGGGCGAAATCCCACATGGCGAAGGCGTGCCACAACATGATCGCAATCGGCACCCATTTCGTCACCCATTTGATGCACTTCAATAACCTCCGTGAGTACCTGTTGCCACTCTTCATCAGCAAGGCCATCACCTCGCTCACATCCTTGCCTTGCACAGCCGACAGCACAAGGCTCTCTTCCTCCTTTGTCATAAGCGTTCGTGTTAAGATAGATGCCGACAAAGTTAATAATTTTCCTTTTGGCAGAAAGACGGAGAAGATTTTTTAACACAAAAAATCCCCACCTACCCGTCACAGGCAAGTGGGGACGTCATCCTAAACAATCAATCTTCTTCCTCTAAAGAAGAAACCTAACTAACTATGTCGTGAAAACAAAACAAAACATTATCAACGTCAATGCTTCCTGAACAGGTTATAGACAATCAGTATGCCAAACAACGGGAGCAATACGTTGCAGGCAAATTTACCTATCTCGTTGGCCACCTTGTCCACAAACGTCTGCTTCTTCTCTACCTCCACCTTCACGGGGTAAGGTATGCTGTCATGCACGGTCACCGTGTCAGTCTTCGTGTTGTAGATGTATTTGAACCTGTCCTTGTATCGCGTCTTGGTCATGTAGACTGTATCACCTCTTCCAAACACGCTAACGCTGTCGTGGAGGTAGACGCTATCCACCTTGAAGAAACTATCCGTCTTGCTCACATACCTGTCCCTATACTCGGTCACGGGCACGTACTTCACACTCTTGCAGCTGGATAGTGAGCCGAGCATCATGGCAAGCGCAATCAGCACAAGCCACTCCCACCAGTATTTCCCAATCATCTTCATCATCCCTATCAGTCTTTTAGCAGTTAACAATCTTACCCGAATAGGCCAGCGAGCCGTACTTGATGCTGTTTACTCTCGTTGTCCATCCGTTCTTGAATGTCGGCCAGTTCTTCCTCGTCTGCATGTAGCGGAGGCGTGCTTCTTTGAGCTTGTCGAACACGTACTTGCTCCCACAGAAATAGCCGTTGATAGCCCCGATGGTCACACGCCCAGCTATCCCGTCTGCATCCACGCCAACGATTTGCTGAATGGTTTTCACCGCTGTCACAACACCGCTATTCCAGGCGAAGTCAACGAGCATGTTGGCCACGCTTTGGTTGGCGATGATGTCGGCCTTGCACCTGTCCCAATAGTACTTCTTGAAGATGGCGTCCCACTCTGCGGAGGTTATCCGCTTCAAGTCAGCCACCGTCTTCTTGCTTCCGTACACCGAGCGATATGTAGCCAGTGTAACGCCCCTCATGGTCGCCCCTCCTGGGTCTTTCGGGTTGTTGCTGAAACCTCCCTCGTGCGAGAGGATGAACGGTGCCAATATCTTATGATTTGCCATCCTCGTCCTCCTTTCTGTCCGTGTTAAAATACAATCGGTTTTTCGTCATAATATTTCCATCTGTACCCATTTGTACTTCTTCTTCTACCATTGCAACATCCGCCAATTATAGAAGCGTGTGAACATGTGCCAGCCGCCGCAGCCTTTTGTGATGGCCAAATCTTTAGCACATTCCCCTGCTTATCCATTTGCGCAATTCTTCTACTTCTTGCACGCGTGTGCGTTTTCTTAATGTAATCATCGTCAGCATATTTCCAAAGGAAACCTTTCACGGAACCTATTCTGCCTTGGCAGCAATAAGCGATGCAATATCCTTCTATACCGATAGCTCGCGCTGCTTCATTAGATGACGCATATTCCTTTATCAAGTTACCGTCATAGTCGTATTGGCGAACAGGCTTACTGTTCTTATTCTTCGCTTGGCCAAACACGTTACTATAAGACATGTTGTACTTGGCGGTGCACCATTCGAGGTTTTCGAGGCTATTGTTTGTTTTATCCTCGTCCTTATGATTAATCATTGGAAGATTGTTAGGATTTGGAATAAAAGCCTCTGCCACAAGTCTATGAATATAAACCTGTTCGCTTACGTTATTTACGCTTAACCCGATCATTACATAGCCGAGTTTCTTGTTTATGTGCCCAATTCTGATTTTTTCTGGCAATGTCCGCTTGCAGCCAGCAGGATGGCTATTAACTACTCTTTCGAGCGACTTTACGCGTCCCAAATTGCTCACTTCATACAAGCCCTCATACCCTTTTACTGGCTTCCAAATTTCACTTTTTGCTGTTACCATATCTCGATTTGTTAATGCCTCGAAAATAATAAAGAAATGGAAGGCGTCGAGACTTCGCCTTGTCAACAGGTAGCTACTCCTGTCTATCCATATCTCTACGTAAAATTACTGAAAATTATTAACATACACAAATATTCATTAGTGTATTTCAGTCTGTTTCTTGCCCTCCGTAATCACGCGGCGGCTGACGTTTGGCGCAGCCGTTAACACGACATTCGTTCCACTGCAATTCGTGTGTTCTTAGAAGCAAATCATTCTTCTCATCTTTCAACTGCCTTATTTGCGTGCGGAGCTTGTTGATGTCTTCAAAGAGAGAATCAATCTTGTCGTTGAGCTTCTTCCGCTCAGTCATGTGCTCGTCATGCTCATGCGTATAGAGGTTTTTCCACTCTTGGGCATAAGCCATCGCGTTGGCATCTTCGTCCTTTTGCGCAGAAGCAGCCTCCTTTCGCTTTCGCGAATTGTAGTAAAGCAACTGCCCGACAATCCCGCTGCTTATAAGCAAGGTGAGTATCTGAATAATCTTTTCAACATCCATACCCTTTCCCTCCTATCCGTTACAGCAGCGCGAGGGCCACAAGGAATGACACAAAGGCACCGACCGAACTGGCAGCGATGTCACCGAAATCAAACGCCCTGTCGTTGGCCGCGTCCACCATCTCCTTGCCGATGGACACGAGCACGCCGAGGATGAAGCCCCATGCGGCGTAGGTCAGAGGGCTATACCCTGCGGCCACCTTGGCATAGGCGAAGGCAACGACAAGCGACAGGAAGGCGATACCGAAGAAGTGGGCCACCTTGTCCATGCCCACCGTGTTCTCTATGAAATCATATATCTTTTTCATGTTATCCGATTTACAAGTATAAAGTTACAACAAATTCTTGACAAAGCACGCACCGTAGGTAAGAAAAACGTCGGCAAAGGCCGCCACTTCCGCCCAGTACCACGAACGCGGCTGTCCTGTAAGCCCACGCATCCACCACACGCTGCCCAACAGCCTTCTCGTCTCAGCCGAGGCAAGATAAACAAGGTATGCGGCTCCGACAACAAGTGTCACCCACCAACAGGCAGACAGGCACCAGCCTACACAACCGACAGCGGCAACAATGGCTCCTCCCTTGTGCACGGGGCAAGCATTCTCGTCCGCATAGTTGGGAGCCACGGCCACGAAGGCCAGTCCACCGCACCCGATGAACGCCAGGCAGTCCGCACCCCACTCGCTGTCGAGCATGGCCGCCAAGGCAAACAACGCCACAAAGCCCATCGTGAGTGAGAAGACCCACCCGTAAGCGTCACGGCCGCCCATCTGGTAGTAGATGTCGCTCACCATGCAGGGCACGCCATGGCGCACGCCTGTCATGATGAGCAGTCCGGCCAGCAGGACGAAGGCAAAAAGCATCAGCATCTCCATGGCCTACACCTCCATCTTCAGTTTGTCGGGATAGCCCTTGGTGAAGTCGTAGCCTATCACCTCCTCCAGGCTTGTCATCTCGCTCACGGCCTTCTTGTGCGCTGCCGTCACATTGAAGCACTCCAGGGCGTACATCTCCAGTGTCGACAGCAGCTGTATGGCCTTGTCGCAGTCCACCGTAATCTTGGTCTCGCCCAGCCACAGGTCGGTCGTCTTGCTGCCCATAGCCTTGGCGATGGTGGTAGAGTTCATCAGCCCCACACGGGTAGCCTTGTCGAGCCACACCCTCTTGCCGTTGAGCAGGAAGCTGTTCACCGCAGAGGAGGAGTCGTAGGCGTTGATAGCCCTCGTGGCCATTTCCTTGGCAAACTCCAGTCCCTTCTTCCACACCTCTTCCGTATAGCCTGACGTAGTGGGCGTGTACATTGGGAGCTGATCCATCACATACCCGATGATGTCAGGCAGGATATATCCGTTTTTGCCCATGGCCTCGAGCATCGCCTCGTAGGTCGGTTCCTCGAAGACGGCCATGTTACCGTCGGCCATCGTCACCGCATAGTTGTCGTGCGGCCGCTCGCCGTAGCAGTGCGTGTGGATGACGTACATTTTCTGTTGTTGTTGTTCTTGTTCCATAATCTTCTGTGTTTAACGGTTACTTTTCTTTTGTTCGTTATGCTGAAATGCTGATACCACTCATGCGTCAGCATCTTAAAAATCTTGTTTCGAGTGTTGTACTCATTCGTCTGCGTCAGAAAGCCGAAGTAGGAGTTGAACACCTGTCCCCAATACTCGCGCCTGATTTCCGTCATGTCCTTCCCGCATTCTCTTAGGCACCAGTTCGCCTTGCTTATAAAACGACCTATCGTCCTGTTGATGGTATATCGCCTATGCGGATAGATGTACTGCCCAAGAAACTTCACCCCGTGACTGACAGGCTGGAAGTAGATGTTGTCCGAGTGGCACTCTATGTCCATCTGCGCAGAAGTAAAGTCAGCTATCTGCCGGATGGCGTGTCGCAGGAAAACTCTGTCCGTGCAGATGATGACAAAATCATCCACGCTCCTCGTATAGGAGTAAGTCTTCCCTTTGAACATATCCTCCACGTATTCGTCAAGGAACGACATGTAGTAGCCTGCGAACAGTTGGGTCGTAAGATTGCCTATCGGCCCGCCTTTGTTGTCGTCGGCAAAGAACAGGGACTTGTCGCGCCGAATGATTTTCCACATGTCTACGGGCGAGCGTATGCAACACGACTTCTGTGGACAATGGAAGACGGTCTTCTCCACGAGGTAGAGCAGTATGTCGATGTCGGTGCCTTTATACCTGTTCACGATGAGCGAGTGCAGTTCGCCCCAGAGTATCCGTTTGTTGATATTCATGAAGAAACCCACGATGTCGCCCTTGTACACCCAGGCCTCCCGTTGCAAGTGGTCGCTCACGCGAAGCATACCCTTTTGCACCTGCTCCACCGCTGTCTTCGTGCCATAGCCCTTTCGGCAGGCATGGCTCACGTCGCCCAGCTCATGGCACCGCTCCTCGAAGAGGGGAATCATGCGAATGGCTATCCAGTGATGGATGATTCTGTCGCGAAACGCCGCCGCAAACACCTCCCTTAATTTCGGGAAAGTAACCATGAAGCACGTTGACGGACTCGGCTCATAGGCTCTCGTCCACACCTCCCATGCGAGCTTGGGAATATCCTCCGTCGCAATAGGCATGTATTCGAGAGCCTGCGCCGAGCTTCGCTTGCCTTTCAGACAATCGGAATAGGCAAGCCACATCGAATCAAGGAACGCTTTGAAATCAGCATACGCCGAGCACGGGCGAACGTAGCCATTGTTGTACTTGTTGTTCCAGTTGTTGACGTTACCCGAAGTGAAATTCACGTTCCAACTGTTGTTACGGCTGTTCTCAACGCTCTCCAAGGGCTTTGCACCTTCGTTGCTCGACATGGCTGGCACACCATATCCAGCAAGTCCCCCGTTTACCGAAATCCCACAGACCCTCATCGCGCGCCTCCTTTCGTCGGCACGGGATGACCCTGCTGTGTTGCGGACTCACGCCATCCTATCAACTGCGCCAGCACCCTGCCAATTCTCTTCTTGAAGTCCTTGGCAGTTTGCTTGCTGATGGCACCAAGAAATCCGAGCGAGCATACAAGGACGTTCAGCGTATTGGCGTTGGACAGCCCTATATTGATACAGCTCACTCGCTCAGCCCCTCTCACCTCGTTGGCCATAGCCACGCTACGGAGTAGCTCCGTAGCGCAGTCCACGGCTTCGTCGAGCGGCTTTGTCATCTTTCGTGGCGCATGATACATCACCTGCATAATCATATACAGCAGGTTAGCGCACTCCCTGAAGACGGGAAGCTGCGCCGTCGTGCGCTTCCTCGCCTGGGCTTGCTTGCCAGCTTCCGCTCCCTTGTAGATGTCTTCCGTCAACGTGTTCATGATTATTTGTTCTTCTGTTTTTTGCATTGTGGCGGCGGCCTTGAAATGGCCGCCTTGATAAAGGTTAAAGTGTAAAGATAAACGCCGAGCACGGGCGAACGTAGCCATTGTAGCACTTGAGGTACCAGCCGCCGACGTTACCCGAAGTGAAACCCACGCCCCAACTGGCGCCACGGCTGTACTCAACGCTACTCCACACGACCCAGTAGTTACCCATCTTGAAGACCGTCTTGGCTGCTCGTTTGTTGGCATTGGCAAAGATGGGCGTGCGCGCCTCCGTAGCTCCGTCAGCGGCGTTCTCTATGTCCTGTCCGAGGCGATAGAAATTGTACAGCCTTGTCAGCTCGCCCTCGGAGGGCAGATACCAGTTGCCCTTCTGCCATGCGGCATTGAGCGTGTCGGCTGTCGGCTCGTACAGGTAGCAGCCGTAGGCCGCAGGATAGTAGAACTCCTCGTATCGCCAGGGATTGGTGACCGACGCGTTGGCGTTGCGCAGTGCGGCCATAGCGTCGGCCAGCTCCTGCAAGGTCGTCGGGTAACTCTCCGAGAGATAGCCGTTGATGACCTTGCGGGCGTGAGTCACAATCTTGGCCGTGTAGTCCTTGCCGTTGTAGTCGCCGGCCGCACAGGTGGAAGGAAGCACCTTGTAGCCGTCCGTCTGACTGTCGTCAAGATACGTGATGTCGTCAAGATAATAATAGTTGAAGCCTTGGCACCATGACGGGCCTTTTGTCTCTTCGCTCGTTGCCGTGTAGCTCTCCCCGTTGTTGAGCATGTCAGATACAGACTGGTAGGCAGCCGCGAAAGCGGTGTACTCGCCCGAAGATGACAGGCCGTTGGAGCTGGCCGCCGACGTGAACTCGCTGTAACAGGAGCGTGCCCTCACCCATGCCTGCGTCATCGTGTCCTTGTTGGCAGCAAGGATGGTGCCGCCCTCGGCGATGGTGTAGAGCTTGTCGTCTTTCTTGCGGTTGTCTGCCGAGTAGGAGTAGCTTGGGTTCGCCGCCTGTATGGCCGCATAGAGTGCGTCAAGCGCAGTGTAGTAAGCGTCCCATGTCGCCTTGTACGTGGCGTAGGTCTTCGTTGGTGTATTGGCAAGCACCGTGTCCGTCGCCCACGACGGCACCGTGTGGTAGCCGCCGTCATAATCGTTGGCACCGCCCCATCGGGAGGAGAAGTTCTTTAGCTCGTCGATGTCGAAAGCGTCTTTCACTCCGCTCGCCTTCTCGATGTTCGCCTCCTCCGACAGCCATCCGTTCAGGTCATCGGGATAGAGGCCCCATCGGTGAGTCGTCCACGTGATGGGATTGTCGCCGCCCGATACCATCTTCAAGTCTTCGGCGGCCACCACGCGCACGTCATAGGCCGTGATCTTCGACCCCGTGTAGATGGGCAGACGCATGAAGACCAGCCCGATGAACGTGCGCTCCTCGTCCCACTCCCCGTCAAACGTGCCGTCGGCATAGGCGAAGTCGCCCACGACGGGTATGTGACGATAGAAACCGACCTTCTTCTGCGCGGTTAGCGTGCCGTTGGTTGTGACAGCCTTCACTGTCATGGTGTGCTTGAGGTCAAGGGCAGGGTCGGAGAGCTTGTCCACGTGCAGCAGGCCGTCGCTGTCAGCCCAGTGGGCGTAGCTGTCGGCCGTATCGGCAATGCTCCATGCGATGTCGAGCCGTCCGTCCTTGATGGCCACATTGTTGCCCGTCACGGGCGACGGCACCACGGAGAAGCGATAGTCCTTGCCCGCAGTGGTCATAAACGCCTCTCCCGAGATAGAGATGCTGTTGATAGCCCTCACGTCATACTTGATATAGAGAGCGTTGACCGTGGAGTCAATATTGCCATAGAGGGCGCACAACATCTCCTTGTCGGCCAGCGACAGGGCGCGGTCGGACGTTGCGGCAAGCATGAAGATGATGCCCGTCAAATTTGCCTTCAAGCTGGCGAGATACATCAGCAAGTCCATATTACACTGCCGCCCCTGCGTGTTCCATGCGAGGTCGGTCAAGGTGACGGTCTTCAACCCCGAAGGCTTGGCGGCAAGCAAAGCCGTAGCTTGGGCGAAGGTGTCGACGAGCTTGTTGTTCTTCACCACAAAACGGGTGAGGTTGCCGTAGCCTTCCAGTTGCAGGACAGACAGGTTCTCCTGGTTCTCAACGTCCACCGACGAGATGGTGGCAGGCAAGAGGGCGGAAGACAGGACATGCGAAGCGGGCAAAGTCACGTCAGACAGCTTGGTCTGCCGCACGTCCACCGTCTTCAGTCGCGACAGCTGCGTGAGGTCTATCGCTCCGCTTGTCGCCGAGCATCCGCGAAGGCTAAGATTGGAGATGTTCTTTGCCGATATGACGATGGCACCTGGACGGAAGGCAGGAGTGGGCTTGCCCGTCGTGCTGTCCGTGTAGGTCTTGCTCGGCTCGGCCACAAACTCCGTCAGACGCTTGCCGTTCACCGTGATGGTGTTGGCGGGGGTCGTGGACAGGTCGCCAACATTGCCGATGGAACGGTAGTAGTTGATGCCGCTCACCGACATACCCGTATCGTTTGACGTGGTGCTTCCGAGTTCCAACCGATAGGACTCCCCGGGAGCCACGCGCACGTGAGGGTCGATGACCGTCTGGCCGAGCATGCCCGTCGGGTAGAGGTACTGGTGCGGCTTCACCGTGAAGGCATAGTCGTTCTGCGAGCTGGCCGTGTCGGGCGTGTGGAACGCCTGCATGGAGAAGCTCTCCGACACATCGCTAATGCCGAGGTTGCCCGTCTTGCCGTCCGCAAACGGCCCCCACGCCGCATAGCTGGACATGAGCACCAGCCTGCGCTCGATGAACTGGAGCTCCGCCTCCAGCAGCGAGCCGTTCGACTGCGTGATGGGCCTCACGCCACGGGCACCGCTTCCGTAGGACACGAAACCGATCATCTCGGGATATTCGTAGCGGATGCGCGCCGCCTCGTTGAAGGCCATCTGGGGGATATACTTGTGAACGTAATATACGTATTTCCACAGGCAGCCGTAGACAGAAGCCTTTGAGATGGTGGCAGGCATGCCCTCGATATAGTCGCTCTCCGACGGCAGCTTCTCCATGGCCGTGAAGATCTGCTTGACCATGCCCTGTAGCTCCTTCGTGCCTTCCCACATGTCTTCGCAGAGCGTGAAGAGCACGTTGTGCATACCCTCGTACTTCTCCGTGGTGGTGTCGCCGTCCACATAGGGGTGCATGCGGTCGATGTAGTAAGGCTTGGTGAAACGTCCGTTGTTGTCGATGAGCATCATCGTGTCCACGTCGTCCGTGTGTAACTCAAAGAGGTAGCAGGTGCGCGTCTCTCCGTCGATGGTCACCTCCACGGGCTTCGGGTCAAGCACGTAGTACGTGTTCTTGGAGCAGGAGTCCGTTCCGGCCAGCAGATGGATGATGAGCGAGTAGTACAGCTTCAGCGAGTCGATGCGGAAGTAGAAGCCGAGGTACTTCTTGGCGTGCGCCACGATGGCACCGCACAGCTCCTTGTTGAGTTCGGCATACTCCGACTGGTTGGCCGACGACTGGTAGGTGGAAGCCGTAATCTCGTCCGTGCGGAGGTCAATCACCTTCCACGCCTTGGCCGTGCTGTCCCACAGGCCAGCGTCCACCCATCTGTTGTTGGCGAAGTCATAACGTTTCAGCCTGTACGCCTCGCTGCCGTCCGTACACCAATACTTGGCGAAGGTGTCTTTGGCAGCGTCCGACTTCTGAAAAGCGTCGAACGTGCCCTTGTAATACTTCACGAACGGAGAGTGGAGATAGAGGAAGTTCCACGTCCCCTGTATGGCCGTGATGAGCTTCTGGCCGGGCGTGCCATCATCGTCGGTCTTGCCTGCGTCGAAGTCAAGACACTGCTTGCCGTTGTAGAAGAAGCCCTCGTCGTCCGCGCTGTACGTGATGGCCTCGGGGCAGCTTGCGTCACCCCACGTGAAGGGCACGCGCATGTCGGTCAGCTCGTAGTTGTTGTCCGAACCCTCAATCATGGTGAACATCGGGTGGAGCTTCTTCACATAGCCCCATGTCGGCTTGTCCATCTTGCCAGCTCCGAAGGTGCATGGGCCACGATAGACAGGCGTGTCGCTGTCGAGCGCCTGCGTGAAGTAGAGGAAAGGCTCCGTGTACTTGGACACACGAGCTTCGGGATAGGCCTCCTGCAAAGAGTTCTTGCCCACGATAGCCTTGTGCAGGTCGTTGTAGAGGTTGTTCACGCCCGTGAGGTGGCTCTGCATGGACGAGGCGTAGTTGATTTTGTTGACGAGCTTCTGCGCCATAGGCGTGCCCTCGGCCACGATGTAGCCCACGCCCCTGTACTTGCCGTTGCCGTCCACCCATCCGTCGGGCACGACCACCGCAGGCGCACCGTCCACCTCCGCATAAGCGTAGTCCACGGCCGTCTCCGCTGTCGGGAAGTTCTTGCCCAGGCAACCGCCTTTCAGGCCGACCACCTTGCTCTCCGTGCCGTCCTCGCCCTGAACGGTCTTCACCTCATAGGTGATGGAGCTATGAAGCTCGCTCAACGGCACCGTGATGGTCTCTGTCACGTCCGACATCTTGGTCTGGATATTTGAGTAGTAGTAGGTGTTTGCCGTGGAACCCTGTCGCTTGGTCTCCAGCGCAGCCGACGACTTGCAGAGCGTACCCGAATATTCGGGAAGATAATTGCCGCGAGCGTCGTACTGGAACACCTCCCAGTAGCCCCTCTGCGTTGACGTATTCTCCTTGTAAGGCTCCGTGCCGTGCCACACCAGGCAACGCTTGCCCAGCGCACGGCACTTCTCCAAGTCCACCTTGCCGCCCGTGAGGATGTCGTTGGCCTGTCGCATGGCGCGCTTCTCTTCGGTGGTCGGAAGCGTTGAGATGTGGTTGGCCAGGATGTCGGAAGCCTCCAAGGCAGTGTTCTGATAGATGCGGATGGAGTAGATGTCGATGTCCGCCCCGTCCTGCCCGATTGTGAAACCGCCATTGCTCATGGCACCCGTACAGAACTCCGCAGCATCGGTGATGGAATACTTGAACTCGCGGCGTATCTCGCCACCGATGAAGATGCGCACAAGGGCTATCTTGGTGGCCGACGTGTCGTAGCTGCTTGATGCAGGCACCAGCGCGTCACCCTTGTTGGGAGCGACCGCATTGTGGATGTTGATGCAGACGTGCGTCCGCTCGCCCTCCTTCCATGCGAAATCGGTCTCCGACGATACATAGTTTGATTTGGTGTGTATCTCGCCATGGATAGGCTGTATCTTCAGGCCGCGGAACTGCGTTGTCGTGTTGCCGTCGGCATCCTGTGCAGAGAAGTTCTCAAAGAGGCTGATGATCGGACTGTCCTCGTCGGTCACGTTGCGCACCATGAAGTCCAGCTCTATCTCCAAGGCCGAATCGGGTGTGGTGAGGAACTGCGAAAACGGGTTGTACTTGAAGTTGAGCTTTGCACCAGCAGGCACACGGAGCACACGCTGCCCGTCCACGTCAGAGGTGACCCACCCGTCCTTCACAAGACCGAAGCCCGTCCACGTGCTGTCAACGGTCTTGCCCGTCTTGGCGTTGACAATGGTCTTCGGGTTGGCCTCCGAGTTGTTGCGGTTCTTCGGGTTGAGAACGAAGTCCGCTCCGGCCTTCGGGGCGTAGCTCTCCGAGTTGTCCACCTGTATGACGATATTACCCTGTCCGATGCTGCTTTGCAGGAAGTTCACCTCGCTGTCACCATCCTTGCGCCACACGCGGAAATAGGCAGGGATTGTCGCCTGCTCCTCGTCCTCCGTCTCAATCTCGATAGTCGTGTTGAGCGTGTAGCGAGTGCCTGGCGACGCGGTGCTCTCGATGCGGAAATACTGCTCGGGGTTGTCGGCAGGAAAGTTTTCGGCATAGGCAGTCAGATAGAAGATCACCGTCACGTCGGAGCCGTTGTTAGTCGTGCCGTCCGCCCCAGGCGAATAGACCGAGTATTGGCAGAGGTCGGCTTGCGCGAAGTTGTCGGCCGTTCCCACCATGTTCTGCAACAAGAGGTAAGGAGTGGTCTTGTCGGCCGCTGCGGTCGGGTTGACCACCATGAAGCGGTTGACGAGCACACGTGACGAGATAGTGCCGCCCATGCCGTCATCGCAGGTGAGCCATGCCTTCACCGTCCGCACGCCATGCTTGAAGAGCTTGTAGGTGTCCGTTGCGTCGGTGATGCTCTTGGAGACGGTGGCCGAATCCTGGTCTGCCGACAGAGGATAGTCTGCGGCCAGTGCCTTGCCGTTGCCCCCCGTGATTTCCACATGAAGCGTCTTCGGAACGGCACCGTAGACCATGTAGCTGATGGGGAAGCCACGCTCCGCATAGACGCTTGCCAGTATCGGTGTCTGCCAGTTCTGCTGGCACTCCAGGTCGAGCGTTGTCTTGGTGATAGAGCCGCCGATGGACACATACGTGGAGGTGGCCGTCTTCTGCGAGCCGTCGTCCGCCTCATAGGTGTAGTAGGCGCGGATGCGGATTTGTTGCGCACCCGACTTCAGCGCCGAACCGATGTCAACAGACGTGTAGGCCGTCGTGTCGGCATAGTCGGTGCTCGTCAGCACATCCTTGCGCGTCTCCACGGTCGTCCAGTCCGATGATGCCGTCTTGCGCTGGATGACCAGCGTGCCCGGCACGCCCACGTTCAATCGGTCACCGCTCGAGTTGCGCACGGCGGAGAAGCGGAGGTTGACGGTCATCTTGTCGCCACTCACCACATAGTCGGTTGCCACGCCTGCGTCGGTGAACAGGTACGCTCCGTAGCTGTCGCCCTGCACGGTGGAGATAGGCAAGGCCTCGTTGGCCAACAGGAGCGAAGCGTTGCCGTCGGGGTCAGCGAGATAAGCCTGCTTGTCGGCCTCCGTGGCGAAACCCCAGATGTGATAGAAGTTGCTTGCGTCAACGGTTGGCGACCAGCACCATGTGCCGACCTTCGAGCCGAACTGCTTCTTGATGAAGTCCTGCACGGCCTGGCCGCTGAAAGGCAAGCCGTTCGCTGCATCGTTCGCCCAGTCGTCGGTGAGCGACGTGATGTTGTTAGGTGATGTTTTCTTTGCCATATATATCTTCGTTTTTCTTTGTTCTACTTGTCGTTCCTCCATCCGTCGGCGTTGCTCCACGGACGTTCGTTTATCCACATGCCGCTGCCAAAGCAGGAGGAGATAGCCTCCCACACGAGCACCGCGCCATGGTACACGGCTTCAATAGCCTTAGTGCCGAGGTAGCGGGCGGATAGTTCTTTGCCTTGCTTGATGATCATACGCTTACTCCTCCTCCAAGATGTTGTAGTAAGTATTGGCGTCGAGCGTGCCGTCCGTCACCATCTTGTCGTATTCGGTCTGCGTGAGGGCCACCATCTTCACCGCATTGTCGCCCAGCGAGGCGATGTCCGTCTCGTTGTTCTTGACTGCCTGCACCAGCATGTTAAACTCCGTGGCTGTGAGCAAGTCACCTGTATTCTTGTTCTTGATGTTCAATGCCATATCCGTATATCTTTAGTAGGTTATTTATCCGAGCACGGCCACTGCCACCTCCTCTTCGAGTTCCATGGGCAGGCAATAAGGGAAGCCAGTACCCTTGGACAGGGCAAAAGGAAAAGTGTAGGTGAAGCCGTTGTTCTTTGTCGCGTCGGCGTATGCGGTCTTGGTCAGGGCGTTGAGCAGTACGGGCCATTCGTTCACCTGTAGCTTGTTGACCGTGCTTGTCGGCCACGACACGCGCACACGGGCCACACCTCCTTGGCGCACCACATTGCCGATAACTATGTTGATATTCTCTGCCATGACTGCTATTCGATTGTGATGTAAGGCTTGCTGTCTGCCGAGAGTGTCACCACGACCTGCTCGGAGAGGTTCGACGCGTCGCTCAACTTCGGGTAGCCGAAGAAAGCGTCCGCGTACTTGTCGATACCCCCGATGCCGAAATGCTCGCCTCCTGTAACGGCCGAGCGAAACACGGCATCGTATTCGGTGTAGCCCGTGCCGTCGGGACGGAAAGAGACGGTCTTCTCCAACCAGTCCATCCCGTCACCGCCTGCAACATACCATGACAGGTAGGGCACGGGCGTATTGGTGCCCGTCTGCCACATGGTGATGACTGATACAAGCTCCACCTGCTGGCCTGGAAGCAGGACAAGCCACCTCCCACGTCTCCCGTTGAGCGACATGCAGCCTTTGAAGTAGTCGGCCGTCGCTCCGCCGTCGCCACGTCCGTCAGCGGTGATGGCAGGAGCGGAAGCCGAGTAGTTGCTTAACGCCAACGTGCGAGGGTCTGTGCAGATGTAGACTGCGGCAGAGGTGATGTTTCTCCGCAGGTCTCCGTTTGTCCATCCGTCACCCTTGCTCCACTGGTTGTAGGACAGCGAGAAGGCGTTGCGGACAAGCACGTGCGTGCCCGACCGACGGTATGCAGGCATCGTCACGCCACAACCGAGATCCACCGCGTCATACATCGGGAGCGTCACGAGCGCCGTGC